GCCACGCATATCGACGCCATGGACATCACCCGCATCATTTCGAAGCAGGTATATCCCACGCCGGAGGGCAAAGACCTTTTCAGCGTCATGGGGATTCGCGCGTCGGAAAGCCAGAACCGGCGCTACAGCGTGTTCTCCGCCGGCGGTCACATGACGAAACGAAACGTCATCGGGACGCGCAACTGCCGGCCCATCTACGACTGGCAGGACGCGGACGTCTGGCGCGCGGTGCGGGACCAGAAGTGGGATTACAACACGGCCTACAACGCCATGGTTCGTTTCGACGTGCCCATGAAGTTCATGCGCATAGCACCGCCCACGCTCAACTCCGCCTCGGTGTATCTGTTGACCATGGCGCGCAAGGCATGGCCGCGATGGTTCGACCGCGTGGAGACACGCCTGCCCGGCGCCAAAACCATTTCCCAGTTCGGCATGAAAAGCGTCCTGCCGCATCGTCGGCTGGGCGAAACGTGGCGCGACACGTTCATGCGCGAGTGCATCGCGGAGGCGCCGGCGGCGTGGCTGGCGGAGCGTGCCGCCAAGGTCAGCGAGGCCATTGTCCACACCCATGCGCACCACGCGACAACGGACCTGCCGGAGAGCCGGCCTTGCTATATGTGCAGCGGCAACCTGGGCTGTTGGCGATCCCTCACGCTGGCCCTCTACAATGGCGACCCTTTCGCACTCAAAACCTTCGGCATTGGTGGCAACCGGGCGATGGAGCCCGATTTCTTCCGCGCCGGATCGGGCACATGGGGCGGCTTCGCGCCCACCTGGACATAGGAAAACGATATGCCTCGCAAGCAAACGGCCGCCAAAAAAGCGGCGAGCCCACCACCACCACCAGCCAAGGCACCGGCGCGCAAGGCCGCCGCGAAAACCAATGGCGCGCACGCTCCACCATCAGCAGATCCACCGCGACCGCAACGAATGGCGGGACGCAAACGCGCGCCGCCCATCAAGACCAACATCATGCTGGAACGGCTCAATATCGAATACCTGCCGGTCAGCGACATCCACCCCAACGAGTACAATCCCAACCGCATGAGCGAGAAGGATTTCGAGTTGCTGCTGCGCTCCATGCGGGAGGACGGTTTCACCCAGCCGGTCATCGTGCAGCGGGACGGACACCGCATTGTCGATGGCGAGCACCGTTGGCGCGCCGCGGCGGCCCTGGGCATGGAGACGTTGCCCGTGGTGCTGGTGGACATGACGGCGGAACAAATGCGCATCGCCACGCTGCGGCATAACCGGGCGCGCGGATCGGAAGACATCCAGTTGTCGGCCGAGGTGCTGCGGGACCTTGAGAAACTCGGAGCCCTGGACTGGGCCGCCGACAGTCTCATGCTCAGTGAGGCCGAGATTGAGAAGCTGCTGGCGGACATTCCGGCACCGGACGCGCTCGCCGGCGACGAGTACACCGCCGCCTGGAATCCGGAGGCGCGGAGCGACCAGGACGGCCGCGCCTCCGTGGTGGCCTCGGACGTGAACAACGGGAGCATCGTCATAACGTCCGCCATGTCGATGCAAGCCTTGGAGGCGCAACGGGAGCACGAGCAAAAGCTGGCCGCCGCGCGCACTGACGAGGAACGTGAGCTGGTACGGAAGGACCGCGTGTTCTACCGGATCAATCTCATGTTCGCGGACAGCGAAGCGGAAATCGTCAAGCGGGTGCTGGGGGATCGGCCGGCGGAACGGCTGCTGTCCATCTGCCAGCGGGAGACGGCGGAGGCGGCCTGATGCGGTATCTGGTGCGCGTGGTGCGAGAGCGTGAGCATTTCCTGCCGGATCTCACGGCGGGGATTCCCGGCCTGGAAATCATGCGGGACTTCTCGCGCGACGCCATGACCACGTTCCTTTACGCCATGACGGCCAGCCAGAACGATCCCACGGTGCACCTTGAGGACGACATCATCCTGACGCGGGATTTCACCGCCAAGGTGGAAGCGGAAATCGACAAAAACCCAGGGCAGGTCATCCAGTTTTTCAGCATCAAGCGGTCGGACGCGCGGCTCGGTTCCAGGGAAATGCCGGGCCGCTCGTTCATCATGACGCAATGCTTCTACCTGCCGGCCGGCCACGCGCCCGCCATCCACGCCTACCGCCCAGGCTGGCGTCGCGCGGTGGAGCACCCCACGGGCTTCGACCTCATGGTGGCGGACTTTTTGGGGGACAGGCGCGAACGTTACTGGCTACACGTCCCCTCCCTGGTGCAGCACCGGCCCATCAGGTCCGAGATAAACCCGCGCCGGCCAGTGGGGCGGCAGTCCGAGACGTTCCTGCCGTGACCACGCGCATCAAGGGGCTTGACGGATGAAACGCACCGGCCCTACCAATTTCGTCACGCTCGCCACAGGTGCGGGCGACCCCCCTACGGTACACCCAGGAGACGTGCTCACGGCTGGCTCACGCCTGTTCGTGGTCACGGATGCACAGGCCGGGCTCTGTCACCCGCTTGTCCCCCAAACCAGCCCACGCCACCGCGCGGACCATCGGCTCAATACGGAGCACGTATCGAGCCTGGGTCTGCGTCCCATGGCGTGGCTGGTGCGGTGCGGTGACAGCCTCACGCTGCTGCCCGGCACCACGCTGGGCAGGCTGCCCGCGTCGACCATGGTGGCCATGGCTCGGACGGCACGGCAGGCCGCGGAGGCCGAGGCCTACGAGATGGCCCGCCACCCGGTCCGGCGCGCCTCGCCGGTCAGGGCCAGACGGCCCGGGCAGGTCGTTTGAGGGCCTCGCGCCAGCACACGCATTGGTTGTGGTTCAGGCCTTCGCAACTCACGCGGGTCCTTCCGAGCGATTCGAGCCAATGCGGGGGCGGACAGCCCGGGATTTCACTAGTCGCTGAGCGATTCCAAAACCGACAGACACGGCTCTGGTTCGGCCTCCGGCGTCACTCGGCGGCCATGCGGGGCGATTTCCGGCGCCGTTTGCGGGGCGCCTTCGGTTTCGGCCGCTTCCTCGGCGCCGGCGCGGTGCTCTGGGCGGCGGCGCGCTTCCGCCGCTTAACCGGAGCGGCAACCGGCGGGGCTGGCTCTGGCGCCTCCGGGAGCCCGGGAAACGGACCCGACCCGGCGGCCAACGTAAGCAGGCGGCGGGCGGCCGAGTTGAGCACCACCAGCATGTCCCACTCCGGGACGTCGAATTCGGCGGCAAGTTCCGCCGCGTATCGCGCGGGGGCCGCCAGGATGGCATCCCGCAGCCGGCGGGCTTCCTGGAACAAATGCGCGTTGAACGGTTCCAGGGCCACCAGTTCCCCGGCGCGGACCTGTTCCCGCAGCCGATGGTACTGGGCGCGTAGCATGGCCTCGTCGGCGCGGAGGCGGGCAACGTCCTGGGGACTGACGGCCATGGGGTTATCCGTCCGGCGCCCGGTAGGGCACGTCCAGGTCGCCCAGGTCCGCCGCCAACCGGGCGGCGAACCGTTCCAGCACCGCCTGGGCGGTGTCGGGCTGGGTCCGCAGGCCTTCCAGGGCTTCCAGGGCGTGCAGCGTGGGCAGGACGCCGAGGGCGGCGCGGAGCCTGCTGGCACGGCGCGTCGCGGCCGGCTCTATGGCGCCGCGGAGGGCCGTGGTCTTGCGTATCTGTTCCACCTGCCGCTTGAGCCCGGCTATCCGGGCCATGCTGTCCACCACCGAGGCGCCGCGCTGGCGCACCCGGAATTCTTCCAGGCTGACCACCCTGTCCTTCCGGGCAAGATGATCGGCGTACCAGCCGGCGTCGGTTTCCTCCACGTTCACCTGGCCGTCCCGGGCCTGGATCAGCCCGGCGCGGACGGCTTCGAACACCGTGGAGTGCGGCACGTCCCGCGCCCGGGCGTATGCCGTGACTGACATATCCGTCACGTCCGCGTATCCTTTCACCCCGCCACCGTTCCACCCGGACGACATCCTGGCCCGGGCCTGGGACGAGGGGCTGGCGCCGGACCCGGAACTGACCGTCTCGGAATGGGCGGACCGCTACCGCATCCTGTCATCCCGTGGCGCGGCGGAGGCCGGTCGATATCGAACCTCACGCGCGCCATACATCAAGGAAATAATGGACAGTTTGAGCGCGCTGTCACCCGTGCGGCGCGTGGTGTTCAAAAAAGGCGCGCAGATTGGCGCCTCCGAAGCGGGCGTTTGCTGGATTGGCTACATAATGGATCAGGTCCCCGGGCCGGTCATGATGGTGCAGCCCACCGTTGACACCGCGAAACGCTTTTCCACGCAACGGCTGCAACCGTTGATCGACGACTCCCCGCAGTTGCGCGGCAAGGTATCGCGCAACCGTTCGCGGGACACAACGAACACCATGCTCATGAAGGAATTCGTGGGCGGCGTGCTGATCATCACCGGCGCCAACTCCGCTGTCGGCCTGCGGTCCATGCCAGTGCGATACCTGATGCTCGATGAGGTTGACGCCTACCCGGGCGACATCGAGGACGAGGGCGACCCGGTGGCGCTGGCCGAGGCGCGCACGCGCACCTTCGGCGTGCGGTCCAAGATACTGCTCGCATCGACGCCGAAACTAAAAGGCACGTCCCGCATAACCCGTGAATTCGATGCCACGGACAAGCGGTTCTACTTCGTTCCGTGTCCGCATTGTGGTCTCAAGCAGGTGCTCAACTTCAACCGCATGAAGTGGGAGGCCGGGCAGCCGCGCACCGTCACGTATCAGTGCGAGGGCTGCGACGGCGCCATGCGGGAGCACCACAAGACCGCCATGCTGGCCGGCGGGGAGTGGCGCGCCACGGCCGAAACGAATGACCGCTCGGTGCGCGGCTACCACCTGTCGGCGCTGTATTCGCCCATCGGCTGGATGTCATGGGCGGAGGTCGTCGCGTTCTATGAGGGCTCCATCAACGACGTTGAGAAACGCAAGAGTTTCATCAACACGGTGCTGGGCGAGGAGTACGAGGAAGAAGCGGAAATCGTCCCGGACTGGCAACGCCTCTACGAGCGCCGGGAAGACTGGCCGTTCCGTGGCGTGCCGATGCGGGGGCTGTTCCTGACCGCCGGCGCGGACGTGCAGGCGGACCGGATCGAACTGGACGTCTGGGCCTGGGGCCGGGGGCTGGAGTCCTGGCTGGTGGAGCACATGGTCGTTTACGGGGACCCGGGCGAGGCTGGCACCTGGGAACACCTGACCAACCTGTTGTCGACCACATGGAGGCACGCCTCGGGCAAGCGTCTGGTGCTGCAACGGCTCGCGATCGACACCGGCGCCTTCACCCAGCAGGTCTATGCCTGGGTGCGCAAGCAGTCCCGGCTCACGGTGCTGGCGGTCAAGGGCGTCCCGCAATACGACCGCTCCGTGCCCGTGTCGGGCCCGGTCTACGTGGAGGTCGCGCAGAACGGCCGGAGGATCAAGCGGGGCGTGAGCCTTTGGACCGTGAGCGTCTCGTTTTTCAAAAGCGAGACATACAAGCTGCTGCAACTGGACCGGCCGACCGATGCGGATCTGGCGACCTATGGCTACCCGGCCGGCTACGTCCACCTGCCGCTAACGCTCAATGACGAGTGGATCAAGCAACTGGTGGCCGAACAGCGCGTCATCGTGCGCGGCCGGCGCGGCTGGGCGGTCAAAACCGAGTGGCGTCAGCTACGGCCACGTAACGAGGCCCTGGACATGCGGGTCTACGCGCGGGCCGCCGTCTGGATGGCCGGGGCGGACCGCTGGACCGACGTGCACTGGCGGGACCTTGAGACGCAACTGGGCCTTGAACCACCACCGCCGCCGATGCCGGCGGAGCCTCCGGTCAACCCGGCGGCCACGACTTCCACCCCGCAGGCGGGCGTACTGGCCCAGCCCGTGCGGCGGCCGGTGCTGCGCCGGCGCTTCATGAACCTGGGACGGCTCTAACCGCCCCACGCTTTTCTCAACCGAAAGGAAATCCGATGCGTAAACACCTGCTCGCCGGGCTGGCCGCGCTTGCCTTGCTCGGCTCCGTCATTCCCGCTTCCGCCACCCTGATCGTGGCCTTCGGCCAGGCCATCGGCGGCAACACCATCAGCGGCACCGCCAACGCCGGCGGCACCACCTGGGGCGGCCTGGACATCCCCGTCACCATTACCCAGATCGACGCCATCAACCCCACGCCCATCGCGGCCTTCCTGGACGTGACGGCGACCTCCACCGCGGCGGGCGCCACCCTCATCGTCGGTCCGCCCAACCTGATCGTGGAGCACTTCACGGGCTCGTTCAGCATCAACCGGCTGGCGGACAACTCCGGCATCAATTTCCTGTCCGGCACGTTCAACGACGGGGCGCTGACCGCCCAGGGCGCCACCGCCATCGCCGTGTTCGCGCCGTCCACCACGTTCAACAGTGACGTGATCACGGCCCTGGACCTGCCGCGCTCCCTGTCCTTCGCGCTGACCAACGTGGCGCCGGCGGTGGACGTGGTGGCCGCCCTGGGCACCACCTCGGGGCTGACCATCCAGGATTTCAACGCCTCCGTGGCCGGGGACGCCTCCGCCAATATCCCGGAACCCACCTCGATGGCGGTCCTCGGCGCGGGCCTGCTGGGGCTCGGTTGGAAACGCCGGCGCGGCTGAGCGTCTCGCCATGGCCGCTCCCATGATTACCGTGGAGTTCAGGACGGAGGACTTCCTGGGCACCATCGCCGCGCTCAAGCCGCCGAAGGCGGACCAGGCGATAGCGGTGGCGCTGCGGCAGACGGCGAACAACGGCAAGGTGCGGGCCACCGGCATGATCGCCAAACACATGTCGGTCCCGTCCCGCGTGGTGCGGGAGTTCATCCACACTGATTTCGTGGCCGTGGGCACCTACGTGACGCGCATCCGCTGTTCGCGCCGGCCGGTCCCGCTGGCCGCCTTCCCGTTCACCCAGACGCGGGAGGGCATCCAGACCAAGGCGTGGGGCAAGGCCCAGGTGCTCAAATCCGCCTTCGCCGCCACCATGAAAAGCGGACACCGGGGCATCTACCGCCGGCTGCCCGGCGCCGGCCGCCTGCCGATCCAGCAACTCTGGGGGCCAACGGTTTACGGGACCTTCCTCACGCCGGACGTGCGGACGGGCATCGAGGCGCGGCTGCGCGAGCAGCTCCCCCGCAACCTCGCGCGCCAACTGCAGTCGGCCGTGCGGCGCTCCCAGCACACCAAGACGAAGACGGTGCACCACTGATGTCCGGACCCGCTCAGTTGCCCGTCCTGCCGCCCGGTTGGGTATCCACCGGGACCGGCTATCTCGACTGTTCGCCGGAGGGCATGGCCGACAAACTGAAACAGATCGCGGACCTGCGGGCGCGCCTCTATGGCGGCGTGCAGGCCGTGGGCGACCGGGGCCGCTCCGTCACTTACCGCGACCAGACGGACCTCGTCCGGGCCATCAAGGGGCTTGAGGCCGAGGTGGCCTACTGCACCACCGGCGCGTGGCCACGCGGACCCGCGCGCCTCTACACCGTCCCGCAGGTCAAGGGACTCTGACGTTGGCGTTCTGGTCAAATTTCCTCCCCGGACGCCAGCCTGGCCGGGTCGCCAGCGCGCCACGCCTGGAACCGCGAATGTCCGGTTTCGGAGGCGACCCGGCCGCCGGCGCGCTCGCCGGTCCCACGGCCATATGGGCCAACGCCCAGCCGGGACTTGAGGGCGGGTCCAGGCGGGGGCGCATGGCCTCGATCAACACCGCCCAGGATCACGTTAACAACCTGATCCGCAACGCCGGGCTGACCACCGTGGCGCGGGCGCGCTGGCTGGTGCGGAACAACGGCTATGCGAAGCAGGGCATGCGGGCGTGGTCCGCCGCCACCGTCGGCGCCGGCATCAAACCCTCGCCGCTGATCGAGGACCCGGCGCTCAAGGCCGCCGTGTCCAAGGCGTGGCTGACCTGGACCGACGAGTCCGACGCCGAGGGGATCACGGATTTCTACGGCCAGTTGCGGCGCGCCTCCCGGGAGGCCTTCCTGGCCGGCGAGGTGTTCATCCGCCTGCGGCCCAGGCTGGCCTCGGACGGGCTCTCCGTGCCGATCCAGTTGCAGATGCTCCCCACGGAGCAACTGCCGTTGTGGAAGCAAGAGGTTCTGCCCAACGGCAACACCATCCGCCTGGGCATCGAATTCAGCCCCATCGGCAAGCGGGTGGCGTACTGGTTCTACTCGACCAACACGGCGGACGCGACGCTGACCTGGACGCAGGCGCTGAACGCCGGCCGGCTGTCCCGCATCCCGGCGGCCGAAATCATCCACGTTTTCGATCCGGTGGAGGGCGGGCAAATCCGAGGCCTCACCGGCATGGCCGCCGCCATCGTCAAGCTGTTCCAGATGGACATTTACGACGACGCGGAACTGGAACGAAAGAAGCAGGCGGCCCGTTTCGCGGCCTTCGTCACGCGGCCACCGCCGGAGAACCTCACGCCGCTGCCCGGGCAGACCACCGAGGGGGAGCCCGTCGACGGCGGCACCGTGGTGCCCAGCTACGGCGGTCTGCCGTACTACGGCCCGGGCGCCTTCCTGGAACTGGATGACGGCACCGACATCAAGTTTTCGGACCCGGCGGACGTGGGCGGCAATTATGAACCGTTCCAGTTCCGCACCCTGCTGCAAATCGCCGCCGCCCTGGGCGTCCCCTACAACGAAATGACCGGGGACCAGACCAAGGCCAGCTACGCCTCGTCACGCGCCGGCATCCTCTCCTTCCGCACCGAGGTGGAGGCCTTCCAGCATGCGGTCCTGGTCTACCAGTTGCTTCGCGGCGTCTGGAACGCCTGGATGGACGCGGCCGTGCTCGCCGGCGTCCTGCCCATTACCGCGGCGGAGTATGTGGCGGACAAGGCCACCTATCGCGCCTTCAAGGCGATCACTCCGCGCATGCCCTGGGTCGATCCGCTCAAGGACCGGCAGGCCGAGGCGCTGGCGGTGCAGAACGGGTTCAAGGCACGGAGCGACGTCATCGAGGCGGAGGGCTATGACCCGGAGGAAACGGACGCGCGCATCGCCGCCGACCGTGCCCGGGAGAAACGCCTGGGCCTGTCCTTCACGCCGAACACCAAGGTGGCCGGCGCACCGGCCGAAACCGTCGATCCCAACGCGGACCCGAACGCCGACCCGAACGCGGCGCCGGACGCGAACAACCCGGACCAAAATCAGGGGCAGGCCGCATGAACGAGATGCCCAGGCTGCTACCGCACCTCATGGCGCGGGTGTTCAACACGCCGCTGATGATCGCGCCGGCGAAGCTGGAAGCCATGCTCCCAGGCCTGCCGGGCATCATAGCGCGACGGGGAAGCCACAACCCGGACCGGCTCGCACGCGCCACCGCGCGCATGGAGACGGAGGGCGGGGCTCCCCCGCCACGCAACCCAGGCTATCAGGTCGCCCGCGGCGGCGTCGCCATCCTTCCCGTGCAAGGCGTGCTCGTGCGCAAGCCCGGCCAAATGACGCCGGACAGCACCCCGCTGCAAAGCTATGACCGCATCAAGGCCAGCCTCACCTTCGCGCTGAACGATCCGCAGGTGCGGGCGGTGCTGCTGGACGTGGACTCCCCTGGGGGCGAGGCCGGCGCGGTGCTTGACCTGTCGCGCGAGATACGCGCCGCCGGCGCCGTCAAGACAATCTGGGCCATCGCCAACGACGACGCCTTTTCCGCCGCCTACGTCATCGCCTCCGCCGCTTCCCGGGTTTGGGTCACCAATACCGGCGGCGCGGGCTCCATCGGCGTCATGGCGCTGCACGCGGACCGCAGCGAACGGGACGCCGCCGAAGGCCTGCGTTTCACCTACATCCACGCCGGCGCCCGCAAGGTCGACCTCAACCCGCACCAGCCGCTTTCGGAAGAAGCGCACGGGCTGGCGCAGGCCGAGGTGGACCGGCTGTACGGGATGATGTGCGAGGGCATCGCCGGCCACCGCGGCATCACGGCGGCGGCCGTCCGCGACACCGAGGCCGGCTGTTTCTACGGACCGAACGCGCTGGCCGCCGGCCTCGCGGATGAACTGGGCACGCCGGCGGACGCCCGCGGCGCGCTGGCCGAGGCCGTCAATCCTTCCAGCATGGGAGCACCACGCATGAGCGAGCACACACCGGCGGCACCCGTCCGCCTGCAGTCGGACCCGAACCCCAACCCGCAGCCGCAGCCGGACCCGCCGGCGAACCCCAACCCGCCGGCGCCACCCGCGCCGCAGCCGCAGCCGGACCCGCCGGCGCAGCCCGCCCAGGCTGCCCACGCCGCCGCCGTCCCGCTCCCCGGGGGCAACGTGGTCCACCTGGACGTCGCGGCCGTCACCGGCGCCCGCCAGCGCATGGACACCGAGATCCTCGCGGCGTGCGAGCTCGCCGGCGCCAGCCTGACCACCGCCAAGGAAATGATCGCGTCGAGCCTGACGCTGGACCAGATCAGGACCGAACTGCAGTCGCGCAAGACCCGGGCGGCGGACGCCAACGTGACGCTGCCCGTGGACACCAACGCCGAGGCCACCGCGGCGGCGTCAGGCATCACACCCGGGTTCTCCCGCGAGGTGATGAAGCACCGCACGGTCTACCAACCACCAGCAGGGAGCCACTGACATGGCGATGACACCGCAACAAATCCCCGTGATGGGGGGCTTCGTCATCAGCGAGGCCAACGGGAGCCGAAGCCGCGGCTGGGGCACCATCGCCGCCGGCAATGGCGTGCTGGCGCCCGGGACGCCGCTCAAGGGGCCGCCGACGGCGTACGTGCCCTGCCGGGTGCCCACCGACGAGGCGCTTATAACCGCTATCCTGCTCTACGCGGTGGACACCACCACGCTGGCCCAGGAGTCCTCGGTCATCGTGCGCGACGCGGAGGTCAACGAGTCGATGCTGATCTACCAGACCATGGTGGCCGCCACCGTCAGGACGCAGTTGCTCACCATGGGCATCGCGGTCCGGCCGGCGGTGCTGGACGGCCCGGGCGGCACCTACGCCGGCGGCCCGCGCACCACCGACCCGGCGCTTGCCAACACGCCCTACGGACCGCTCGGCAATACGTCGATCACGCCTCCGTGATGACAGCGGCGGAGGACGTGCCCGGGCTCCCCGTCACGCCTCCGCCCACGCCTCCCAACGCGCCGTCGCAACCGCCGTCCCAAACGGATCGTCCACCCCCGCACGCTCCGGCGTGAAAGGAGTTTTTCGTCATGCCCATGCTGTCCGCGTTCCAAACGCAGGCGATGTTCAACGTCTACTCGTTGACCGGCGCCATCAACCGGATGCCCTACAAGCCCGGGCTGATCGGCCGGTTGAACCTGTACACGCCATCGCCGCTGTCCCAGACGGTGGCGCTGTTCGAACAGCGAAACAACACGCTGGCGCTTGTCCCGGCCCTGCCCAGGGGCGCGCCGGCGACGGTGGACCTGCCCGAGCGGCGCAGCCTGGTGCCCGTTGTCGTGCCGCATTTCCCGCTCGATTCGAGCATCCTGGCGGACGAACTGCTGGGCGTGCGGGCCTTCGGTACCGACAACCAGCTTGAGGCGTGGAGCGACAAGGTGGACCAACGGCTGTCGGGGATGAATGACAAGCTGGACGTGACCCTGGAATGGCTCCGCCTGGGCGGCTGCAAGGGCGTGGTCATCACCCGGGTGGACCGGGACACCGGCGCGCCGCTGCAAACCGTGGACCTGTTCGCGCTGTTCGGCGTGACCAAGCAGGCCACCCTCACCTGGCCCATCCTGCCGCCGGCGACCGGGTTCGTGCAGAGCCAGTCCTGGGCCGGCGTCATCGCCAGCCTTTGCACCTCGCTGCGCCGCATGATGGCGGCGGAACTGGGCGGGCTGCCGATGTTCGGCAACATCATGGCGATCTGCGGTTCCCAGTTCTTCGACGCCGTCACCGGCTCGCCGGAGGTCCGCGCCACCTACCTCAACACGGTGGCCGCCGCATCCCTGCGGGAGAACAACTACGGCGCCCAGGTCACTTACCAGGGCGTCACCTTCGTGGAGTACATCGGCGGCGTGGGCGCGCTTCAGTTCGTGGCGCCGAACAAGGCCTATTTCTTCCCCACCGGCGTCCCCGGGCTGTTCGTGGAGGCCTACGCGCCGGCGGACTACATTGAGACGGTGAACACACTGGCCCTGCCGCGCTACGCCAAGCAGGAGGTCATGGACTTCGACCGGGGCGTCCAGTTGGAATCCCAGATGAACGTCATCCCCGTGTGCACCATCCCCCGGGTGCTGTTCGAAGCGACCGCCACCGCCACCACGCTGACGTTCGCCGCCGGCACCGCCGTGGTGGGGCCGGCCGATGACGGCACGGGCGAGGCGGAGCCGCAGGACGTGTTCGGCCAGACCGAGGACCCGACCGCCGAGAACACCGTCATGAATGCCGCTGACGGCTCCGCCGTTAACGTGCCCGGCGCCGGTCCTAGCAGGGCCGGCCGTTCCTCCACCGTGTCGGGCGGTGCTGCCCGTCCCGCCACGGCTACCACCACCTCGGGCGCGGCTGGCGGCCACGGGACTGGCCACGGGCACGACACCGGCGGCGCCGGCGGCGGACAGGGCCGCACCAAGGGCTGATCCGTGCCGCTGTCCGACTTCGACGGCCTGCTGCCCGCGCTGGCGACGGCCTTCGGGGAGACGGCGCGGTGGGCTGTTCCGGACGGGAGCGGCGTGCTGGCGTCCATCTTCGGCCGCTTCCGTATCGACCCGATGGAGGTTCCCCTGGGATCGGTGGTCCCGGAGGGCCTCAACACCACGCAGACGTGGTTCTACTGCGACACCCGGGCGGTGGACGCGGCGCTGGGCCGCGTGCCCGGGGAGCATGACCTGCTGTTCGTCCGGGGCGGCTGGTACGAAATCGTCCTGCTCGACACCGACGATCTGGGCGAACTGGGCTACCGGCTGATTAAGGCGGGCGACCGTGGGCCTGTATCTCGCTAACCTGCGGACGGTCGCCACGGAGGTGCTGGCCGCGCTCTCGTTCTTTAACGGTAACGTGTTCAATTCCCGCATGCCGGCGCTGCGGCGGGACCTGCTGCCGGCGGCGCGCATCTACACGCTGCGGGACAACCGGGTCAGCCGTAGCACGATGAACAACGTGTCCGGCTACATCGGCAACGCGGACCTGATAATCCAGGTTGTCTCGGAGGCCAACGCGGACCCGGCCGCCTCGGACCTGCTGGACCTGTATTGCGAGGCGGTGGAACTGGCCCTGCTGTCGTCTGTCGATTTCATGTGCAACGCCGAACTGATACCCAGCATCGAAACGGTTTACGAAAGCAACGTCGAAGGCGAGGTGCGCACCGCCACGGCCACCATCACGATGACGATCCGTTACAGCGAATACGGCGTCACCGGCGTGCCGACCTCCATCCCGGACCAGTTGAAAACCGTGCTGCTCATGATCGACGCCATCGACCCGGCGGCCGATCCGAACACCACCGGCCACCCAACCGATCCGCCGGACGGCTACCCGGGCGGCTACCCGGGACCGGACGGCCGCATCGAGATCGGCGCCGCCATCACGAACCTGGACAACCCACCGCCGCCCTGACCGGCGCCCGCAAAAGGATCAACCGCCATGGCAATCTCGTTCGCCAACATCCCCGCCAACATCCGCGTGCCGATGTTCTACGCGGAAATCTCCAACCGGCAGGCCGGCTTTCTGCAAGAGAACCAGAAGGCGCTTTTGATCGGTCCCATGCTGGCGACCGGCACCGCCGCGGCGAACATCCCCGTCCTGATCGTCTCGCCCTCGCAGGCCTACACGCTGTTCGGCGTGGGCAGCGTGCTCGCGGACATGGTGAACACCTACCGGATGAACGACAGTTTCGGGGAATTGTGGTGCATCCCCCTGGCGCCGGCCGTGGGCGCCGTGGCCGCCACCGGCGTGGTCACGATCACGAACAACGCCTCCGGCGCCGGGAACCTGAACCTTTACGTGGGCGGCATGAAGATCGTCGCGGCCGTCGCGGTGGGCAACACCCCCGCCGTGGCCGCCTCCGCGCTCGCCGCCGCCATCAACGCGCAACCCTTCTGCCTCGTTTCCGCCGTGGCCGCCGCCGGCGCCGTGGACCTGACCGCGAAGCAACCCGGGCTGATCGGAGACGCCATCGGCCTGCAATTCAACTATGCGGGGCTGGCCGCCGGGGAAATGTTCCCGGCCGGCATGACCGGCGCCATCACCACGCCCATGACCGGCGGGACCGGGCAGGCGCTGCTGGACACCGCCATCCTCAACATGGGCGACGAGGAATATGACTTCATCGGCCTGGCCTACAACGACAACACCGTGCTGGATGAATTCCAGACGCTCATGAACGACATCACCGGCCGCTGGGCGTGGTCGCGGCAGATTTACGGGCACGCCTTCACGGCGAAACAGGACCCGGACGGGTCCGGGCTGGTGACGTTCGGCCGCACCCGGAACGATCCGCACATGACGATGCTGGGCTTCGGGCCCTCCCCGTCCCCGTACTGGCAGCGTGCCGCGGCGCTCACGGCCCAGGCCGCGGCGTCGATCCGGATCGACCCGGCCCGGCCGCTGCAAACCCTGCCGCTGATCGGCGTCCTGCCGCCGCCGCCGCAGTCCCGCTTCACGTTGAGCATGAACAATTCGTTGCTGTACAGCGGCATCGCCACGGAGGATCAGTCCTCCGGCATGGTCCGCATCAGCCGTTGCATCACGACCTACCAGAAAAACGAGTGGGGCCAGTCCGACCCGTCCTACCTGGATTACAACACGCTCGCGACGTTGACCCGCATCGTGCGCGAGTTGCGGGACCGCATCACGCAGAAGTTCCCCCGCTCCAAGCTGGCCGACGATGGCACCAGCTACGGGCCGGGCCAGGCGGTCGTCACGCCGAGCGTGATCCGCGCCGAACTGATCGCCGCCTACAGCGAAATGATGGAGGTGGGGCTGGTGGAGAACATCCAGGCGTTCAAGGCATATCTGATCGTGGAGCGGGACGTTAACGACCCGAACCGGATCAACGTGCTGTTCCCGCCGGACCTCATCAACCAGTTGCGCATCTTCGCCGCCCTGGTGGAGTTCCGCCTGCAATACCCGGCGCTCGCCGCTTAGGCCGTTCGCGTTTCCCCGAGCCCCTGACAGGAGACTTCAATGGCAATGTGTCCCAACCGGATCGCCGGCGTGGCGTTCCTCCGTGTCGATGGCGTGCAGTATGCCCTCAAGGGCGCGCTGACCATTTCCATAGATGCCTTCGAACGCGAGGGCATCGCCGGAATGGACGGCGTGCACGGCTACAAGGAAACCCCGCGCGTCCCGTTCATCCAGGGCGATTTCAGCGACACCGCCGGCATGTCGCTCGATGACCTGTCCGCCGTGTGCAACGCCACCGTCACGGCGGAACTGGCCACCGGGAAAACCTACCTGCTGCGCAACGCCTGGACGTCCACCGCCCGGGAACTGAACGTCTCGGACGGGCAGGTCAGCGTGAAGTTCGAAGGCATGAAGGGCGAGGAAGTGATGCCCGCGTGAGGCGGCGCCGTTTCGTTTCATCCAGTAAAACCCTACAGCCGGCGCATCGTCGGCACCCGCGAGCATCGCGAGGAAGCATGGCGCGCGAATCCGTAATCGTTCCGTTATCGGAACCCGTCCAGGCGCACGGCGAGACCGTGACGAAACTAACCATCCGGCCACCCAGGGGCGATGACGTGGCCGCCTGCGGCTACCCGGTCCGGCTGTATGGCGACGGCGAGAACGCCGGCGTGGAGCCGCAGCCCGCCGCCATCGCCCAGTATATTTCCCGCCTGGGCGGCGTGCCGCTGTCCACCGTCCGGGCGCTCCCCCTTGAGGACTGGCAGGCGTGCATGGGCGCCGTCATGGGTTTTTTCCAGCCGGCGGCGGCGCCTACATCCTTGAACGGTACTTCAATCTTGCCTGGATCTGGCGAGCCCGCCCCGGCGACTTCCTCCCTCTCGACTTCGACGAACTCGTGACATACGAGGAACAGACCGCGCGCCTGATCGAGGAACAGCGCATGGCCAATGACCGCGCCGGGGACGGGACGTGAGCGACCACGTCGAAGTCACCGCCACCATCCGCGCCAACGACGCGGCCACGCCGGCGATCGAGGCCATCAACCGCAGCGTGGCCGCGCTCGGCAAGACGGCCGCCGCGGTCGGCCACGGCTTCCACAACATGGCGAACGCCGGCGCCTTCGGCGGGCTGCACCACAACGTCAAGCACCTGCACGAGGGATTGCGGGAGGCCGGCCACGGCGCCCGCGAACTGCTGGAACCCATGCTGGAACTGGCCGGGCTCGCCGGCGGCTTCGCGTTGGTCAAAAGCATCGAAAGCTATGTGTCCCTGGGCGAGAGCCTGGAAAAGCTGTCGGTTGTCCTGGGAACCTCGGTGGAGAATCTCGGCGGGCTCCACCGCGCCGCCTACATGGCGGACATCGAAATCGAATCATTCGACAAGGGCCTGCAAAAGCTGAACATGAACGTGCGCAGCGCGGCCCAGGGCACCAACGAGAAGCTGGCGGCGGCGTTCAACAAACTGGGCATTTCCCTCAAGGGCGTGGCGGAGGGGACCCGCACCGGCGTGGACCTGCTGCCTCAACTGGCCGACGCCTACAAAGCACAGACCAGCGCGGCGGGGCTGGCCGCGTTCAACAACCTGCTGGTGGGCAAGGGCCTGGCGTGGATGATCCCGCTGCTGCGCGGGGGCCGCAAGGCACTGGAAGAACATGCCCACGCCAACAAGGAAGACGGCGAGATAACGACGGAGAACGCCGCCGCCGCCTCGGAGTTTTCCGACAAGCAAAAGGAACTGATCTCCGTCTTCGTCGGCATGCGCAACCAGGTGTTTGGCAAGGTCCTGCCGGCGTTCAGCGAATTGCTGGTGCACTTCCGGGCGCTCATGAAGCCGCTGGTGCCCGAACTGGTGACAGCGTTCTCGGAGGCGCTGCTGGGGCTGGCGCACGCGCTCCATGACGTGAAACCGAAGGACGTGGTGGAGGGATTCAAGACCTTCTGGGGCTGGCTCAAATATCTGGTCAATGGCGTGGGCGGTTTCAAAAACGCCCTGATATTCCTGGTGATCTACATGAACGGGACGCTCATTTCGTCCCTGCTGATGGTGGGCGTGACCTTCGGCAAGCTGGGCTGGATCATCGGCGTGCAGACGGTGCGATTCGTGGCCCTGCTGTCCCGGGCGCTGATCGGCCTGACCGCCGCCCTGTTCACCACCCCCGTGGGCTGGTTCATCCTGGCCGTGGCCGCCATCGCCGCCGCCGCCTACCTGCTGTACCGGAACTGGGATGGCGTGTCCGCCTTCTTCGCCGGGCTCTGGAAGGACACCACCGCCTCGTTCCACAAGGCCCAGGCGGACCTCGACAAGTTCAGCAAGGGCTACGTCCCGCGCCCGCTGCTGGTCGCCTGGGGCGGCGTGGCCGCTTACTTCACGTTCCAGTGGGGCCTGATTTCCGGCATCTTCAAGGCGGCGGCGGACGGGCTCCGCGCCATCGGCCTGGACATCATCCCCGATACCCTCATCGCCAACTGGCGCGGCCTGTCCCGCATGTTCGAAGCAGCCTGGCAGGGCGTCAAGGACCTCTGGGCCGGCCTGCCCGACTTCTTCGCCGGCATGTTCGCGGGGCTGGGCCGCATCTTCACGGCCGCCGCCGGCCTGCTGCGGCCGTCCGGCCTGCTGGACCTGCCCGACGCCATCAAGCGGCGCTGGGACAGCCTCAAGGGGTATTTCCGGGCGGTGCTGGATGACATCAGCGACATTTTCTCCGCCAACCGTTTCATCAACTGGCTGTTCAAACTGTCCGAGTCCTTCGGCGGCGGCACCTTCGCGCCGGCCATGGGCGGAGGCGGCGCCACCGGCCCGCTCGGACCGCGGGTCACGCCGCCGGCCGGTGTGGTCCCGGGCGATGAAACCTACCCGCCATCGAGCAACCCGCTGACCGATCCCGTCCCGCCCTGGCTGATGGACAGCATCAACCGATCCGGCCGTGGCGGCCGTGGCACGCCCACGGGTCCGCCCATGATGCCGCTCCCCCTGCCCAGCACCTCGGGATATGACCCGGGCATCCTCGGGCGCATGGGCGGCAAGGTGGAGGTATCCGTCATGCTCGGCGGCAACGTCCCGCCGGGCACCACCGTGAGCGCCAGGACCAGCGGCGAGTCCATCGCGCCGAATGTCGGCTACAGCATGCCGTTGCTCGCATGAGCGGCTTCCTCGGCGCCATCGAGAGCGTCGTCACCCGGGGCCTGGGCAACTGGATCGCGGCGCTCCGCCCGGCCTCGTTCCGCGGCGTCGGCTTCCATGTCGATTCGAGCGGCGGCACCACCGGCCGGCGCGCGGCCCTGCACGAGTATCCCGGCCGCGACGTCCCCTACGTTGAGGATCTCGGGCGCAAGGCGTGGTCATTCACCTTCGACGCCTACGTGATCGGACCCGGCCACCTGCTGAAACGGGACCTGCTGCTGGCCGCCTGCCGGGCCAAGGGACCCGGCGCCCTGGTCTACCCGACCATGGCCGCCATGCAGGCCGTCTGCGTGGAGTGCTCGTTCACCGAGCAACGCCATGAGGGCAACTACACCGGCTTCCGCCTGGCGTTCGCGGAGGCCGGCCAACTGCTGGAACCCTCGGCCGCCACCAGCACCGTCGCCGGCATCGAGGGCGCCGCTTCCAAACTGGTCAAGAGCCTGGGCCTGGATTTCGCCGCCGACTTCGGCAAGGGGCTGGACACCTTCCTGGCATCCTCCGCCGTGGGCGACGTGCTCTCGTTCACCACCCAGGTGACGTCGCTCGCGAACATGATCCCCGGCGCGGACAAGCTGGGGCTGACCACCGCGCTCAACGTCATGTCCGGCGGCGCCCAGGCCCTGGTCTACGCGCCCGGCCTGCTGAATGACGGTGTGCAGAAAGTCACCCAGTTGTTCGGAGAGAACGGCGGCTTCGCCACCACCTGGCGGTCCATGGCCTCCCTCGGGTCCAGTTTCACCAGCCACACCGTCCCCGGCGTCCCGGCCGCCGGCGGGCCGCCCACCCGCGCGGCGCCGTCCCTGCCCTACGTTGGCGCGCGAGCGGACTCCACGGGCGCCACCGCCACCCAGGGCCGGCTCACGGAGGCGGCCAACGCCTTCGCCTTCCAGAACCTTGTCCGGCGCGCGGCACTGGTGGAGGTCGCCTACGCCACGCCGAACCTGCCGTTGACGTCCGCCCAGGACGCGGCCCTGGCCCGGGAACAGATCGTCGCGCTGTTCGACGCGGCCCGGGAAGACGCCGCCGCCGCCGGCAATGACGACACCTACGTCAACCTCGCGGAGACGGAGAACGCGGTTATCGCGGACCTGACCCGGCGCATGCTGCAACTCCCGGTGATCACCAGTTTCCACACCGCTCGCTCAACCAACGCGCTGACCCTGGCGTGGCGGATGTATCAGGACGCCAACCGGGGCGATGACGTGGTGGCCCGCACCGCGGCCATCAATCCCGCGTTCCTGCCCACGTCCGGGCTGGTGCTGGCGTCATGACCGACGACATCGTGCTGCCCACGCTCGACGTGACGGCTCCGCTGCCGGCGCCGGCCACGCCAAAACCCCCACCGATCCCGCTTTCGACGCTGGCGGTCCCGGAGGTCGTCAGCCTGCTGGTGGACGGCAAGGAATTCTCCGGCTGGAAGGAAATCCGCGTCACCCGCGGCATGGAGCGGGCGGCGTCGGACTTCGACCTGGGGGTCTCGGAACGCTGGCCTATCAGCCAGCCGGCGCCGGAGCCCTGGCGCATCCGGCCCGGCGCGGCCTGCGTGCTCAAGGTTAACGGGGACACCGTGCTGACCGGTTGGGTGGATAGCTACCGCCCGAAGTTCACCGCCACGTCCCATGACGTCCGCGTCACCGGCCGGAGCAAGACCGGCGACTTCGTGGACAGTTCCGTGGTCGACCCGGCGGCCCAGTTCAAGGGCATGACCTTGGAGGCCCTGGCCCGCAAGCTGGCCGAGCCGTTCAAGATCGAGGTCGTCGCGAAAGTCACCGGCGAGCCCATTCCCGAGGTCCAGTTGCAACAGGGGGAGACGTGCTTTGGCCTTATCGAGCGGTTGTCGCGTTTGCAGGAGTATCTCATCACTGATGACCCGGATGGGCGTCTTATCCTCACGCGGGCGGGCAATGACCGCTGTTCCTCCACCCTCAAACAAGGCGTCAATGTCGCCGTGGCGGAGGCCGTCTACGATGACGCGCACCGCTTCTCCGACTACATGGTCAAAGCCCAGAAGCCCGGGGACAAAACCTCGGACCTGAACCCGGGGGAAGGCGGCGAGGAACCGCGCGCCGTCCCGTTCATCCCGGGCGAGTCGGCGGTCCTGCTGGAATGGCGGGCGCGTCGCGCGGCGGCGCCCAGGGCCGGCGGCGGCGGCAAGGGCGCCAAGGTGCTGACCCAGATCACCGGCACCGTGAAGGACCCGGGCATCCACCGCTACCGGCCGAAGGTCATCGTGGCGGAAACCCAGGCCAGCCCGGCGGACGCGGCCAAGCGGGCCGACTGGGAAATGCGCCGGCGGGTGGCCAAGGCGCACAAGGCCACCGTCACCGTGGTGGGCTGGCGGCAGGCGGACCGCCGCCTCTGGACCGTCAATGAAATGGTGCCCTGCGAGGTGGACTGGCTCTCGCTCGAGCGCGACATGCTGATTTCCGAGGTCACCTACACGATGGGGCCGGAGGGCCAGAACACCCGGATGGAACTGACGCTCCCCGACGCCTTCCTGCCCGACCACTTCCGGAAAGCGGTCAAGCCGCCCGGCAACTCCTGGCAGGACCTCGTGAAGGTTGTCCCGGGCGCACCGCCCACTGAAACGCCGGACCCGGCGCACCCGCCGGTCCAGCCTCCACCGGAGGGCCACCATTGAGCGACACCCGCGAGCGCGTCATGAACATGATGGTGCATGCCGTGGTGGAGGCCACCAACGACGCGCATGGCGTCCAGCAGCATGACGTCAGCATGCTCCACGACGAGGCGAAGGCGGGCGTGGAACGATTCCAGAACTATGGGTTTTCCTCGGTCCCGCTGCCCGGCGCCGAGGCCATCATGATGTTCTTCGGCGGCGCCCGGGACAACGGCAAGATCGTCGCGGTGGACCATCGGACCGTCCGCCTGCGGGGTCTCGCCGGCGGCGAGGTGGCGATCTACACGGACGAGGGCGATACCATCATCCTCAAGCGCGGCCGGCGCATCGAGATTCAGACCACCCAGGTGAAGATCACGGCGCCGGGTGGCGTGCTGGTGACGGGGGACGTCATCGCGGACTGCGACGGCACCAAGATCAGCCTGATGCATCACCGGCACAAAGACACCCAGCCCGGAGGCGGCCAATCGGGTGTGCCGCTGCCCACGCCATGACGGACGTCGCGCACCGCTGGAACCCCGACCCGAACCACCTCTACGGGGACTGGTTCATCGACCCGCCGGACCTGGGGAGCGACGCGGACCTGCGGACCGCCATCATCATTTCGCTGTTCACGGATCGGCTGGCGCTGCCCGACGACCGCCTGCCGGACCCGACCACCGGGGACCGCCGCGGCTGGTGGGGCGATACGTCGAACGATCCGCCGGAGAACATCGGCTCCCGGCTCTGGCTGCTGTCCCGCGAGAAATGGACCAACGAGGTACGGCTGCGGGCGGAGGACTATGCCCGCGAGGCGCTCGCCTGGGTCACGGCGGACGGCGTGGCGGACGAGGTGCTGGTGGCGGCCGAGATGGCCGAACTGGGCCGGATCAACATGGGCGTGCAACTCGTGCGCGCCGGCGACCGCGTGTTCCAGGGCATCTTCGGCTGGGCCTGGGCGCAGGAATTTCTACCGTGAGGACACGCCATGCCGTTTGACCGGCCCGACCTGGACGCCCTGCGGCTGCGGGTGCGGCAGGATCTCATGAGCCGCCTGCCGGGCACCGACGCCATGCTGCGGTTCACCAACCTGCGGATCATCGCGGACGTGGAGGCGGGCATTGCCTGGCTGCTCTACGGCCGGCTGCAATGGTCCTTCGATCAGTTGTTCCCGGACACCGCCGAGAGCGAGTTCCTGGACCGCTGGGCGGGCATCTGGGGCGTGGAGCGGCGGCCGGCCACACCGGCCGCGGGACCCGTCCGCTTCGCCGCCAACCCGGGCGCCTCGGTCCCCGCCGGCACCATCGTGCAACGGGGCGACGGCGTTCAGTTCCAGGTGCTCGTGGGCGTTTCCGAGGCCGGCGGGATCATCGACACCGCCGTGGTCGCCACCACCCCGGGCGCGGACACCGACACCGACGCCGGCACGGAACTGACCGTGAACACCACCGTCCCCGGCGTGTCCGCCACCGCCGTGGTCATCCCGGACGGGCTGGTGGGCGGCGCGGACGTGGAGCCCGACGACCAACTACGCGCCCGGCTGCTGGCGCGCATTCAGGCGCCACCGCACGGCGGCACGGCCGACGATTATGTCATGTGGGCCATGGAGGTCCCCGGCGTGACGCGGGCCTGGTGCTTCCCCACGGAGTTCGGGCCCGGCACGGTCGTGGTCCGCTTCATGATGGACGTGGTGCGGGCGGACGCCCAGGGCATCCCCACCGCCGGCGACGTGGCGCTGGTGCAGGAATACATCGAGGCGTTGAAGCCGGTCACCGCCCAGTTGTTCGTCCTGGCGCCCGTGGCGCTACCCATGGACGTCACCATCAACGGGCTGATCCAGGACACGCCGCCGACGCGCACCGACATCAACGCGGAACTGCTGGACATGCTGGTGCGGGAGGCCATGCCCGGCGGCGAGATTTATCCTTCCCAGGTCATCGGTGCCATCAACGCGGCGCCGCTGGTGGAGAAGTTCCGGCTGGTGGCGCCGGCGGCCTCGGTCCTGCCGGACGCCAACCATATCGTGACCCTCGGCACCGTCACCTACACCTGACCCATGGCGGCCGTCACACTGGACAATCAGCCGCTCTGCGGACTGACCGGGGACGACTATGCCCGGGTGCTCGCGGACCTGCTGCCACGCGGCGCGGCGTGGCCGCGCGACCCGGACGCCACCATCATGCTGGCCATGCGCGGGCTGGCGGAGGAATGGGCGCGCTGGACGGATCGCAACTGCGACCTGCTGGCCGAGGCCTACCCGTGCGGCGCTACTGAGTCGATTGAGGACTGGGAGCGCATCTGCGGCCTGCCGGACCCGTGCACCGGACCGCTTGCCACCCTGCAACAGCGGCGCATCGCCGTCTGCGCCGCCCTGGCCGCCACCGGCGGGTCTTCCGAACAATACTTCATCGAACTGGCCGCCGCGCTTGGCTACAGCATCACCATCGAGACGTTCGAACCCTTCCGCGTCGAAACGAACACGGTGGAGCAACCGCTTTACGACGAGTCCTGGATGTTCGCATGGCGCATCACCGTCGCCGGCGGCCCGCACATCACCTACTTCCGGGTCGACGTGAGCACGGTCGAAGAACCACTGGAAGCCTACAGTCATGACCAGTTGCTCTGCCTTTTCGCGAAGTTAAAGCCCGCGCACACGGTAATCATCTGGGACATCGCGGACGAGTCGGACTGGGACAACGGCGCCAGCATCTGGGATTCCGGCGCCTCCATCTGGGATCAGGCGCCGGACGACGGCGCGGACTGACGCAAGGAAACGCCATGCAACGCATCCAGGACTCGACCGCCTCTCCGTCATTGCCATCGACGCCTGCCCTGTCCGGTCCCGTGGGCTTCTTCACTCCCGGCAGTCCCGGCATCGCGCTGCCCACCATCGTCAAGGCGTGGTGGGCGAACATGATGCAAGAGGAACTCATGAACCTGCTGGCGGCGGCCGGCATCGCTCCGGACACCACGGGGACCAATTTTACCCAGGTGCTAGAGGCGCTGCGGACCATGCGCCTCGGCTTCCGTCAGGTGTTCGGCGCCAACGGCTCATTTCCCGTCCCAGGGTGGGTGACAAAGGTTCGATTGAGCGGCGCGGCGGGCGGTGCGGGCGGTGGCGGCGGCAGCGCGAGTGGCAGCGGCAACCTGTTCTCCGGTGGTGGCGGCGGGTCCGGGGCGTCATGCCTCAACCTGCTGGTCAACGTCACACCCGGTGCCGTTATTCCGGTCTCGGTCGGGCTCGGCGGTGCGGGTGGGAGCGGCACGACGTCAGGCTCGATCTACGCGGGGCCGGGCCTCGCGGGTGGGGCGACCAGCTTCGGGTCGTTGCTGACCCTGCCGGGTGGTCAGGGGGGCGGCGGTGGCAACACCATTCCCGGCACCGGCTCTACCGGCGGTGGGGGCGACGGTGGCGCACCGGCCGTGGGCACCTTCGGTGGTCAAAACGGCACGGAAGGGCAGGGCTCGACTTTGCCGCAGATGCAGAACTCCGGCTTCAACGGTGGGGCCGGGGGGCTGACCGCCTTCGGCGTCATAGGCGGCGGCGGCAGGGGCGGCTTCGCGAACTTTGGATCGGGCACGACGCCGAACCCCGCCAACGGCCTCGCGGGCGTCAACGGTTTTCTGCTGGTGGAGTGGTAAGATGCAAGCTGTGGACGGGCATATCTATGCTCACATCGCGGGCGGGCTGGTGGCCTGGCTGTTCGACATCACGCAACTGCCGGAATGGAACGAGGATCAGTTCCCCACGGTGGACGTCACGGACCTGGACCCGCCGGCCCAGGTCGGCTGGACGGCGACGGATACCGGCGGCGTCTGGACTCTACTCGCGCCACCGCCGCCGCCGCCGCTCAACGGCTGGCAAGAACAGCAGGTCCGCATCGCACAGGGCCTCATCGCGACCTCGACCGGGACACCAGCGGCGAGCGCCACCTATCCGCTCGACAATGCCGCCGTCGCGCTGCTCGGCTCGTACGCCCGCGACGTGGCCAGCGGCCTCGGCCTGCCCGACTCGACGGTGCCGCCGACCGGCACGACGCGCGGTGCGCGGAGCGCGGCGGCGACGGTGCCCTATGCCGACATCGACGGCACGCGGCACGATCTGACGCCCGAGCAGGTGACGGCGCTCTATCTGGCCCAGGCCGACGTTCGCGCCACGCTCGATGCCCAGGGCCTCGTGCTGGACGGCGGCGGGACGCCGGCGTGGCCGTCCATGGAAATCACGATACCCTGATGTCCAACATCGACCCGACCAAGCCCGTTGAAGGCGACCCGACCACGCAATCCGTGCGGGACAACTTCGCCGCGGCCAAGGCGGAGATTGGCGCGCTACAGACGCCGGCCATCGCCACCCCCGGGATAGTCGCCGGGACGCTCGTGCTGGATGTCACCACCGGCGGCGTGTTCCGCGTGAATTTCAGCGCGAACATCGTGGCGCTGTCCCTGGCCGGCGTCCCGGCCGGCGGCGTCACCACGCGGCAACTGGAACTGATCGCGGACGGCACCGCGCGGACCGTGAACTGGGGAGCCTGGACCCTGGTGACGGGCGCGCCCGTGCCCACCTCGGCCGCCGGACGAAAGGACGTGTATGAGCTGCGGGCGGACGGGTCCCGCGTGCTGGTCTGGCTGACCGCCCAGAACGTCCCGGCATGACATCCGCCGCCAGCGTGGCCGCCATGGTCAAAGCCTCGGCGGACCGTTCCCTGGCCTTCGCCAAGGGCATGCAGACGCCGCGCGCGGTCTACCCGTCATCGTCCCTTACACCGAACGATCCCGCGTTCCTGCGGCCCTCGGCCGGCACCTGGGCGGGCACCTGGACCATGCCCGACAACACCATCAACGCCGGGCTGCTGGACACCCCGGTCATGTTGCAGGGTCCCGTCTGGTTTCCCATCATCGCCGGCCAGGAAGTGACCTTCACCGGGCTGGTGGACGCGCCATGGGGCTCCCTGGAAGGCTTCGCCGGCATAAGATACATCGGCGGCGACCCGGCCAACGGCATTGATCCGGCCTCCGCCTACAATGGCAACGAGACGGCGAACAACTGGGGCACGTACTACGTCATCGGGTCCCGCGGCGGCGCCACCCAGTTCCGCGCCCGGGTGGCGGCCAACCGCTCATGGTCGGCCGTGGTGGCCGCTCCGCCGGCGGGCACCGGCTGGTCATTCCAACTGGCGACCTATAACACCCAGGCCGACGACGCCGCGGACACCAACCGCCGGCTGATCGGCAACCCCTGGAACCAGACGGACCACGGCGGCGACATCCGCCGCTACTGGAACGGCCGCTATTGGGCACCGGCCGCGCCGCTGTTCCTCAACGTCTCCAATGTCCCCTCCGGACCGCACAACCTGCTGTCGGGCGACCTGGACCCGGCGCGGTGGACTCCCGTGGCCGGCTGCCATTATCGCGTGATCCTGACGGAAGAACAGGACGTTGAGTATGTGCAACTGATGGCCGATGTCGTGGGCAACCACTTCGAGGTGCCGCACGACCTGACGTTCACCGGCACGCTGACGCTGCGCCTTATCGAGATCGGTGACACGTCCCACGCGCCGATCCGCGCCATCGGTCCGGCGTGGAACCAGGCCAACGCGGCCGACGCCTCCGCGTTTCCGGACCTGCGGGTGGAGTATTTCTCAATCGATACGACCATCCCGAGTTTTCCAACGCGCACGCAGGCGGCCAAACGTGACCTTTCCTGGTCAGTGGCCCACACCCAGAACACCGTGGGCAGGGTCCGGCTCGTGGACATGAACACCCGCAAGGTGCTCGGGGAGCACTCCATGCGCACCGGGCTCGCGCGGTCCTACAACGTGCCAGCGTCCGACTTCGGCCAGACCACCACTGGCGTTTATTACGACACGTTCCTGGACGCATGCGCGCTGTACGACCAGGCGGTGATGCTCATCGCGCTGCTGCAACAAGGCGAGTGGGCGGCGGCGCAATCCCTCATCGACGCGCTGCTGCTGACCCAAAACGATGGCGGATCGTTCCCCTTCGCCAAGAACCAGTTCATTATGGGCGGCAACGATTATTCGCTGTTGCGCACTGGCGCCATCGCATGGGTGGTCTACGCGCTGTTGATCGCGGATCAGCCGGCCTACCGTGGGCGCTGGACCACGCGCACCACCACGGCCGCCACCGACGCGTTGAAGTGGATCGTCTACAACACGCTGAACAGCATTGGACTTTTCAAGGGCGGCATCGACCCGAGCGGCACCACCCCATGGTGGAGCACGGAACACAATATCGACTGCTGGTGGTGTCTCGACCTAGCGGACACGCTGTACGGCTCCGTGGATTTCAACTGGCGCTGGTACGCGGACGGCGTGAAGGCGGGGCTGCTGTCCTACGGCTGGGATCTGGTGGACGGGATATTCTGGCAGGGCGGAGGCCACACCGTCGACACCGACAATGACGGGAGCCACGCGCTTGATATGCATTCGTGGGGCGGCGTGCTTCTGGAAAAGTGGGGCAGGCCGGCGGACCGGGACACCGCCATCGCCCGCGCCTATGCGAAATACTATGTCACCGACAGCGACGTTCACCTGTCCGGCTTCTGCACGTTCATCCCCGAGGACGGCTACCCGGGCGTCGTCATGAGCCCGTGGTGTGAAGGATCGTTCGGCATGGTCCTGGCGCTCCGCAACGCCGATCCGAAACGCGCCAACGGGCTGATCGCGACCATGGCCCGGGGACAACTGCCAGACGGGTCCTACAAATACACGCTGAAACGGGACCCGACTCAGCCCATCGAGACGTTCCCCTGCCTCATTGGCGCCGCCTGGAACGTGCTGGCGCTGAGTGGCATCGAGACGCCGAACAGCCGCGTCATCTGGGTATGATCGGAGGCCGCCATGTCGTTCATTGATCCGACCAAGCCCGTTGAAGGCGAGCCCACCACCCAGTCAGTCCGGGACAACTTCGCCGCGGCCAAGAGTGAGATCGAGGCGCTGCAGTCGGCCATGGACGCGGTGGCCGGCGGCGGCGCGCCATACCTGCCTCTCACGGGCGGCACGCTGACCGGCGCCCTCCGGCTGGCCGGCGATCCCATCTCGGCGCTACAGGCGGCCACCAAGCAGTACGTCGACGCGGGGCTGGGCGCGTATCTGCCGCTCGCGGGCGGCACGATGACAGGCCCGATAGCGGTGACGGGCGGGACGAATCCCCTGGTTGTCACGAACGCGGCGGGGGCTGTCCCGGCATCCTATATCGGCGGCTCGAATTTCGTCGTGTTCAGCACGGCGGGCGGAAACGCGCGGGCCGTTATCGACGCCATCAACGGAAATCCTTTCTTCACGGGCCGCCGAGCCGGGGGCACCGCCGCCGCGCCGACCCCGGTTCTCGCGGATCAGGTATTGGCCGGCATCCAGGCTTACGGGCGGGGCACGACTGGCTACCTCGCGAACGCGCGAGGCTATTTCGCCCTGTATGCGGCGGAGACATTCACCGATACGGCGGCGGGTTCTTATATCGCATTCTCCACGGCTCCCATTGGTTCGATTGGGGGCGGCATCGAGCGGGCGCGGATCACGGACGCGGGTGTGCTCCGGGTCGGCCTGACGGGCACCAGCAACGTGGTGTCGCTGACCCCTGGCTTGACCGCCGCCGATCCCGCGACGCTCGCGGCATCCGGCACGGGTGGGCTGGTTCTCCCGACGCTGATCGCCACCAACACGACCGCGCCGCTCGTGTTGCTGTCTCGGAACGGGGTCAATCCTTGGCCGGGAGTTCCCACGCTCCCCAACGCGACCGTAACGTATATCGCGGGCAATGGCGGCAATGTGCGGCTGGTGCACGACGCCTATGGCGGTTCAGTCTTTTTCGACGGGCGGCGCGCGACTGGCCTCTATCCCGGAACGGCTTCGGTGCTCAACGACACGTTCATGGCGTTTCGCGCCTACGGTTCCAGCCCGGCGGGCTTCTCGGGCAACGAGCGCGCGAGGATCGCTTTCAGCGCGGCCGAGAATTTCACGGACACAGCGCAGGGCGCGTACATCAGTTTCCACACCGCACCGATCGGCTCGGCTCCATCCGTACTCGTGAGCGAGCGGATGCGCCTCACGGATGCGGGCGCGCTGCAATTCGCCGTCACCGGCCCGTCCCTCAGCGTCGGCGCGGGCGCGCCCACCGCCAGCATGCCATCCGGCTCGGTTTATCTGCGCAACGATGGCGGAGTGGGCACCCGGATTTACATCGGCCAGGGCGGCACGTCCTGGCTGCCTGTCGCGGGCGTGTAACGGAGGAAGTCATGGAACCGACCGACAGCTTTTCAATCCGACTGCAGGCGCAACAGTGGAACCAGATCGTCACCATCCTGCACGACGTGGCCTACCGGGTGGCGGCGCCACTTATCGCGGAAATCGGCGCCCAGGCCCGCGCGGCCGAGCAGGCGCCGGCCATGCCGGCACCGGCGCCGGCGGCGGAGGTCCCCGCCAAGGCCAACGGCGCGGACCCGCACCCCGACACCCAGGCCTGCTGACGCGCCATGGAGGCACCCGGAGGCCCGCGGCTGGACTGGACCCGGGTCATCCTCGGGTTGATCCCCTTGGCGCTGGGCGGGCTGGTCACGCTGGCCTGGCAGAACAGCCACACCCTGGCCGCGCTCACGGCGTCGATGGAGAACATGCGGGTGGACGTGGAAACCACCAAGGCGGGCCTCATGCCGGGCCGCACCATCCAGCTACGACTCGACCTCAACGAGCGGGAACTGGGCCACCTGCGGGGCCTCATCGAGCGGCAAATCGCCTGCCCGCAGGTCCCCGCGAATCGCCAATGATTCCGCCTCAACGACGCTGCCATCCAGGTTGATCCGCGGATGCCCGGCCGCCGTCGCGGCCATATAGCCGGGGGAGCGTACCCACCGCCCGAGGAACAACGACAGTAATTCCACGTCGCATTCCAGTTCCGTCGCGATCTTCCGATGCACGCCCACCACCAGCGGCTTCCCCGGTCGCGTGAAGGCCTCGGGCCAGGTGGCGCGCAAGGTGGCTTCCAGGTCCGACAATTCGTGCACCCGCTCCCGCCACGCCTGCCGCCTCGCGATTGCCCGTTCCGCGCGTTTCCTGGCCCGGAACCTCTGCCTTGAATTCCGGAACGGCACCTGGGCCGGCACGACCGACGCCGCCTGGGGCTCCGGCTCTGGTTCCGGCGCTGGCTCCGGTATTGGCTCGGGATCGGGTGCGGGCTCCGGTATTGGCTCTGGCTCCGGTTCCGGTTTCGCCAGCTTCGGGTGCGCCGCCAACGCTTCCCGGACCAGATGCCCGGGCAAACTCAATGTCCCCATTCTTTCCTCCCTCGAATCGTCCCCCGCCACAGGGAACAAAACTAGACCGCCCAGGCGTCCTCGAATCGGTGGCACCGCGCACAATACCGCTGTTTCACGTCCTCGGGATGGTGGCTCACAGATTCGCAGCGTGGGCAGGTGTACGACTCGGGCGCCGTGGGCGGCCGGACGCGCCGGAGCGCCTGGGCCAGCCTGTCGGGCGTCACGACCACGGCGATCAGCGCGTGCACCGGCTGGCCCGACTCGTCCACGCCGGACCACAAGCGGACCGCCTCGTCGCCGGCATGGAAGAACAGATCGGTGGGATGGACTGTGATTTTCACCGCTTTACCTCCGGTTCAGGGCTTCTGTTCTGGGAAAATACCAGCCCGGGCAAATAGCGCATTGCAATCATTGCGATTCCGGGCCTAGCGTTTCCGCGCCGGCGGACTCCGCGCCGGAGTCTCGGAAGGATACCCAACCACCCAGAAAGCGAAAAGCGGCCACAAGGGCCGCCTTCCAAAACTATCTGATTGTGGAGCGGCTTCGCCGGCCGTCCCAGGTCCAAAATGCTTTCCGGACCTTCCACCATCAAAGCCCGTTTTGACAAGCCCCATTTTGGGGCGTGGAGGCGCGCGTCCCGAATGCGGCCGGTTTCGCGGAGATTCGCACCGTGGAAACATGCCAACACCCGCAACGACCCGGCCGCCGCTGGCGCCGGGACTCCGTCTATGGACCCGGGGACCGCCGGCCGCTCACCCGGGAACAACGCGCCCGCTTCCTGTTTCTTGTCCGCGCCCACCGCTCCGCCGGCAGTCTGTCCGCCTGCCACCAGGACGTGGCGGAGGCCTTGCCCGACTTCCTGGGTCCGGACGGCCGGCTGGACCCGTCAGTGGAGTCCATTGCCCGCCGCGCCCGCTGCCATCCCCGCACCGTGGCCCGCGCGCTGCCCGTGCTCGAGCGTTTATGCCTGCTCGGCCGGCAACGTCGCATGGTCCGGACCGCCCACGGCGCCCGCCAGACCTCCAACGCCTACGTTCTGCGCACGCCGGCGGAAAACCCCGGACCCGTTCCCGAGCCTGTTTTCCCAGTAAAACCTATCCTTAACGGTTCCTCGGCCAGCCTGGCAGTCAGGCTTCCGGCGGGCCTGGAAACGCCGGACAAGGCCACCCAGGAACGCGTGAACGCCGGCATCCAGGCGCGCCTGCTGGCGGCCTGGGCCGCCCGGAGGACCGCCACCCGGACCTGATCCCCTCCCCCATTCCAACTGTCCGCCAATATCGGACACCTGCCCACGGGCTTCTCAGGCGCCGCGGCGGCCTGTAGCGTCGCGGGATTCCGGATCTCGGAGGCCACGCATGAGTGATCGCAGGTCCACCCCTGTCCCTCGGCACATGGCGGCGCTGCCACGCGACGAGCGCGGCTGGATTGTCCCCTGGTTCGTGGTCTGGAAGGACGGGGAGCCCGTGTTCCCCGCGTTCGATCCGCAAAAGTGGCGCCGCGCGGTTTACCGGCAGTCCCGTCGCTGCTGGGTCTGCGGCGAGCCGCTGGGCCGCACCCTGGTGTTCTGCATCGGTCCGATGTGCGCGATCAACCGCATCACGTCCGAGCCGCCGTGCCACCTGGACTGCGCCACCTATGCCGTCATGGTCTGCCCGTTCATCGTCAATCCGCGCATGGGTCGGGTGCCCGAGGCCAAGGTTCCCGGCGGCAAGATCATTCCCCCGGCGGGCATGCACGACGACCGCAACCCTGGGATCATGCTGCTCTGGCCAACGGAGGACTATCGCGTCATCCGGATGGACAATGGGCCGCTGCTGGAAATCGACGCGCCCACCGGGTCGGTTCAGTGGTGGACCCTGGGCCGGCGCGCGACACCCCGGGAGGCGGCCGACGCGTTCGCCAACGGCGCCGTGAAGCTACGCATGATCGCGGAGGCGGAGGACGCCGCGGCGGTCAAGGAACTAAACCGGCTGCTGGGCGTGGCGCGGCTGCTGCTGCCCGAGCCGGACCTGTACCTGCCCGCGCTGGTGGAGGCCGTCGCGTGACCGTGGCCATCAAGGTGGTCGGCGCCCAGATGCCGGATGGCACGGTCCTCGTCCCGGAGTCCGGCCGCTACCTGTGTCAGTTCGACGTGGCCGGCCATGACGGCCGGAGTTGGATTCCCACCACCGACGACATCACCCAGGCGGCGCTTTTCCCCACGGTCGTGGAGGCGCTGGAATTCTGGCGCACCAAGAGCCTGAAACGGGCGCTGCGGCCGGACGGGCAGCCCAACCGGCCGCTGACCGCCTACACGGTGGAACTGGTGAACGCGCCATGAAGCTGGGCGATCAGGTCATCATCACCGGCGCGGGCCGGACCTGCCACGGCGTCGTGACGCTCGCCTCCGCCAACGGCCGCTCCATCATGGTCGATTTCGAGGGAATGATCGGCGGCCATGTGGGCCGCGCGCCGCTGCTGATGCAGGACGATGGGACGTGGCGCTCCGTCATCGACAACTCAGAATTCACCGTCACGGCGTCCCCCGGCTACTGGATGCACGAGACGTCCGGCGCCTTCCGGCCGGCGGTGGAGGCCTATCTTGAAAACATGCCCATGACGCCGGAGCACATCGGCGCCATGCGGGCCTACCTCCGGCAATGGGTGGCCGGGCCGTGGATCGGTCCCCTGGTGGACGTGCTGCGCACCTCGGTGGACGAAATCGCCACCCGGGCCGACATCGACCGCTGGCTGCGCCGGGCCGAGGAAATGAACATCGATCCGCTATGAGTGCTAACATCGATCCGCTATGAGTGGTCGCGCCGGTACTCGCCCAGCAGGTCCAGCATGATCTGCTGGATGGAGGTGTTCTCGGTCGCCGCGTGGATGGCCAGCCACTTGTGGAGTTCGCGCGGCAGGCGGACGGTGGTCACCACCAGCTTCGCGCGATCCGGTTCCCTGGCCGCGCGTTCCGTCGCGGTATCATTCACGGGGCTGAAACGCGCGGCCTCGGGCATCAGTGTTTCCTTTTGAACTGATCGGACAAATACAGCCACAGAGCGGCCATTTCCTCGGCGGCCTTGCCACCGGGGCGCAGCTCACCGGCCACCCGGCCGGTTATGCGGGCCTCGGCGTGCACCACCCGGTCCCAGATCATAACCGGGGACACCGGGCCGCCCTGGGACAAGGCGATAATGGACTCCCGGGTCAGCGCGACCCTGGGCTTGACGCGGTTCAGCACGAACACCGTCCGCGCGCCGGACCGCTCCGCGAGTTCGATGGTCGCGCCCACCGCTTCCACGTCATCGGGCGACGGCTGGACGGGGACCACCACCAGGTCCGCGACCGCCATGGCGTCGGCCGCCACGCGGGACACCGCCGGCGGCGTGTCGATCACCAGCAGGTCGAACCCGTCCCGGCCCAGTCCCGTGACGGTGGCGCGAAGGTGGCCGCTCCGCCGGCCGGACACCATCGTGACGCCGGGCATGCCGGCGGCCTCGCGCTTCATGGCCCAGCGGGTGGAGGCGTTCTGTTCGTCCAGGTCCAGCAGGGCCACGCGCGAGAACCCGCGCTGGCTCGCCTCCACCGCGAGCGCGCAACTGAGCATGGTCTTGCCCACGCCGCCTTTCTGACTTGCCATGACCAGGGTTAGCATCATGATGCCAACGTATCATCATGTCATGATGGATTGCAATCACATGCCGGGCATGCGCTCAAGGCGTAACGATTGGGTCTATACTCACCGGCAACCTTGGCCTAAATACACATCCAGCCGCGGGCAATGAAGCCCGGGCAGCCAGGACCATGACCATGAACGTTTCCAAGGTTTACACGCAGAAATCCAACTGCAAGCGCGATTTCTTGAAGGCCGTTTCCGCCGGCGAACTCCGCGCGGACGCCTGGGAGGTCGCACCCGTGGAGGGCGGTTTCAGCCTCCGCGCCACCGCCGCGAACGAGGCCTCCCCCACCCAGGGCGGCCTGGTGTTCCTCTCCCAGGTCCGGGACGTGCTGAACGGCGCCTCGGAGGATGACGTGCTGGTGCCATTCCTCCGCAAGAAGCCCACGCCGCAGGTCCCTGCCCTGCCCGGCGTGACGCCGCTGGGCCTCCGCCCGGCCGCCGTGCTGGCCCATTGCGAGGCGCTGACCGGCCTGGCGCCGGCCGCTCCCGTGGCGGAGCCCGTCCCCGCTCCCGTGGTGGCGCCGAAGCCCGCGCCGGCGGCCGAGCCCGGGCTGCTGCCGGACGCGCACCTGCGGGTGCTGGTGGCCGTGTATGACCACCCCGACTGCGCCGGCCAAGCGGACGCCTGGGTGCTCTACCCGACGCTCAATGACAGCCCGACGCCGCACGCCCTGCCGCCGCGCCAGGTCCCCGGCGTGCTGAACGCCCTGCAACGGCGCGGCCTGATCGTCACCGCCATGGCGACCAAGACCAAGTCGAAGCTGTCCCTCACGCCGGCCGGCGTGGCGGCCGTCCAGCATGCGGCGGGCTGACCATGACGGATGATTGCGTGACCATCACCGTCGACGTGCGGTGCTTCGACAAGCGGGCGGTCATCAAGGCCGCCCGCGCTCGTGCCAGGACGGAGGGCAACAGCCCGGGCGTCATCCGCGACTGGCGGGACGCGGTGCAATGGCTGATCGACCCGGGCCACCTGCCCGGTTGCGACGTGCGCGGATCGGAGCGCCTGCCATGAGCATCGTCAACGAACCCTGCCGCTGCGGGAGCGGCCACTACCCGCGGGCGGTCCATGACGCCCGCGGCATCTTCCTGACCTTCGCCTGCCATCGATGCGAGCGGGAGCGCACCAGGGGCTTCCGCCCGGAGGTCCTCACTGACCCGCATTATGAAATGGACGAACCCCTCGACGAAGACTAGAGAATCGACCCGCCGCCATGTACAGGCGGTATCCGATGACTTCAAAACCCCCCTCAATACGGCGCTCTCGCGGGCGCCGTTTTTTTGTGCCCGGCGCGCGTGACATCATGCTGTCATGATGGATTGATGGATTGACACTACCGGCAACCTTGGCCTAAATACGTTCAGCCGCGGGCAATGCAGCCCGGGCACAGAGGACCACACCATGAGATACCGTTTCCTGCGCCTTCGCGACGAGTTCCAGCGTGAATTCAACTACCGTTCGCTGGATGCCATTGGCCACGTCGACTACAGCCGTTACGAAATGATCTGGGCCGACGACCTGCCGGACATGCCGGCTGAGGCCGCCCTGGAAGAACTGTTCCGCGTCTTCAACGTGGACCATCCGGAGGGCTTCCGCTTCGCTTCCATGTCCATGTCGGACGTGGTGGCCATCGACGGCGGCGACTCCTTCTACTGCGACCGCTGCGGCTGGACCCGGCTGACCGGGGAGAACGCCGTGGGCACCTTCCAGCTTCGCGTGACGACCGGAGGCGGCCGATGACCCAGGAACAAATCCGCCTGCTGCGCATGGTCGCATCCGCCATCATTGACTCGGTCCGGGCCGCTGGCCCGACCGGGGCGCCGGGTGGCGTGATTTACGCCGCCCTGATGGGCCAGGGCTGCACCCTCCACCAGTACCAGCAAATCATGGGCGGGCTCGTGCGCGCCGGACAGTTGCGCCAGGACGGCGACCTGTATCACGTGGCGGAGGCCGGCCGATGATCCGCCACCTGGGCCGGGTGGCCACCATCCTGGCGAAATGCGAGGCCGTCGAGATAGACCTTCACGCGGACGTCGATGCGTGGCACGCGCCGAGCGAGTGCCATACCCAGGTGTCGCGCGGTGAGGTCCAGCGCATGCGCCTGGCCCGGCGTCGGGCCGAGGCCCTGGCCGGCCGGCCCTACCGCATCATCGCGCGGGAACTGGAAACCCGCGGCTGCCCGATTGGCAGCTATCGGTGGCAAGCCCTGGTCGACCGCTGCGTGCGCCATCCGTCCCTGACGGGGCGCCCGTGAGCCCGCGCCTCACGCTGCTGGCCGCCGCCTTCGGGCTGGCGGCCGGCGCCTGCGTGGCGGAGCCCGTCCGCCGCGCGCCGCCCGAGCGGTCCCTGGCCCGGTCCGAGCGGACCGATCCGCTGGGATATACCCATGAGACATTCGGGGAGCGTGGCGGTCCGCGCACCTCGTGCACCTCGCGCACCGACCCGTTCGGCAACACCTACAGCACCTGTCACGGAGGCCGGCCATGAACACTTATGCTCACCCCGTCGATGACTTCCTGCCGTGGCACGCCACCGTCCCGGGCATCCGCGAGGCGGTGCTGGACTTCCTGGTGACGCAGGCCTTCCCGGAGGCCGGACCGCCGCAGCACATGCCCACCCAGCATGAGGTCGAAGTCACCTGTGAGATGGCCGTGGAGGCGGTCCAGGCGGGCCGCGTCTTCGACCTGGGCCGGCTGGACAACGACCTGCTGATGGACTGCGGCAACCGTGGCGCCAAGATGTTCTACGCCGGCGCCCTGCCGCAGCCGTTCCGCGACCCTTGGCTGTTCGTGCACACCTGGGGAGGCCTGCGGCCCGGCGAGGATCTCAACGAGACGGCCGCCTATCTGGTCAATCCGGTGGGCGATGACTGCGAGGTGGTGGAACTGCAACCCGCCAGCATCGGCGGCCGGCGCCTGCTGACCATCGGGGACCGCGCGCTGCTGTTCGGGCCGGACCCGGGCATGCCGTTCGACGCGAAGTACAACTGTTCGGTGGCGCCCTCGGCCTGGCGCTACGAGCGCGGCATGGAGGTAATCAACAACGGCGGGTCGCCGGAGAACGCCGCCGCCGGCAACGTCCTGGACCCGCTGATGGCGGCCCTCATGCTGCTGAACACCAACGGGCTGGACCGGCGCGTGGTAGCCGCCTCGGACAAGCTGAACCGGGCGCGGAGGCGCTCCGGCAAGCCGACGATCCCGCCCTACACCACCATCGACTCCGGGCCGTACGTCACGGCCCTGCGGGCGCGCCACGGCGGGCCTCGGCAGGCCGCCGGGGACGGGCACCACGCGAGCCCGGTCCCGCATATCCGGCGCGGTCATTTCCGCCACTACGCGGACGGCGCCCGGTCGTTCATCCGCGACACCCTGGTCAACGTGCTGCCGGAGGCGCGGGCCGACTTCCTGGCCAAACGGAGCCACTATCAGGTGGGCTGACGGCATGACATCATGATGCCAACGTATGTTGATGTAATCATACGTTGGCATCACATTTCCCGTTGACGATGCGGCAATGGTGGCCTAATTACTGAGCCGCGCCGCGGGCAATGCAGCCCGGGCGAGACAAGGCCGAACCCACATGACTGAACAACAAATCGAAGCATGGACCGCGCGCCAGACGGACGCGCTGGACCGGCGCTACATGACCTCGGAAATGACCGAGGAAACCTACAAGGCGCGGCTGGCGGCGATTGACCGCGCGGCGGCCGGCATGGCCCGCGGCGAGCGGTTCTACACCGCGCTTTCGGCGGAGGGCTGACCCCATGAGGATCGTTGAATTCTGGCCGCGCGGCTACGCGGCGGAGGGCGGCCCGGGCCGCATGCTTATCTCCGACGACGGGGACCCGGCCGCCAAGGTCCGCGCGGTGCACGGTCCCATCGCCGTGATCTTCTCCGTCCGGCCGGCCCAGGTCCGGCTCACCGAACCGGTCAGCGAGGCGTACGCCCGCACCATGTCCCGCAACGACAACTCGTGAGGCCCGCCATGACCACCAAATTCGAAGTCGGCAAGACCTACTGGACCCGCTCCATCGTGGACCACGACTCCATCCACGCCTTCGAAATCCTGGGCCGCACCGAACAGACGGTGACGATCCAGGTAAACGGCGCCAGTCGCCTCCGGCGCCTGTACGTCTACGAGGGCGTGGAGCAATTCAAACCGCACGGGTCCTATTCCATGTGCGCCATCATCGGCGCCGACAAGGTGAGGGCCTGACCATGGCCGTGCACCGCACCGACGAGTTCGCGCCGGCCAGCCGCTACCTCTACGACTTTGGGGCGTGCTCCACCGGCAACGGCTTCGCCCAGTTCGACAGCCGGCAGGACGCCGAATACTTCGGCAACTGGATCAACCCGACCAAGCGCATCTGGTTCTCCTACACGGAGGGGGACACCACGCTGATCCGCTGCGACACCGACGCGGAGTTCGTGGCCTACGTCCGGGAAACCTTCGCCTGGTATGAGGAACGGGACGGCCGCCGGCCGGGGATTGATCCCGGCTTCTCCGAGGATCTCAAGGCCGCTTTCGTGGCCCTGGGCCTCGGGGACCTGCTGCACTGACCACCACCATCAACACGGAGCACCACCATGAGCACCACCTGGGCGAGAGTATCCTTCTGCAACGAGGGCGGCGAACTGGACCACCGGCTGGTTCGCGGCCACGAGGGCGATGACCTGGAGGCCGGCATCACGGAGGCCGCGCTGGAAATGATCCGCGAGGCCGGCCACCTGTCCATCGGGGACACCATAAAGGTCCGCCAGCACGACTGACCCGCAATCGCTGACCCCACGCGGACGGCACGCTATACCGGCGTGCCGCTCGTGCTTTCAGGAGATTGTCCATGCCGATGACCAACGAGGAACTGCGGCTGGCCGTTGAGCCGCTCAACTGGGTGTTCGCCAAGACCATGCCGGAGAACCCGCACTTTTACATCGTGCGCGGTCCGCACAACGAGAACGTCTACGCGGCCCTGTTCACCGCCATCCGGGAGCGGGGCGATGACGCGCCATACGGGCGGACCACCTACCGCTATCTGCGCCTCGGGGACGGCTGGAAATACTGGGTCATGACGCACGACATCCGGCAGTCCCGCATCCTCAACCGGGCCAGGGATGAATGACAGTTTGATGGAATGATGGATTGATGGAGTGATGGAATAGTAGCAGGAAATGGATTGACCGAGCGGCAACGGTGGCCTAATTAGAGGGCGTGCCGCGGGCAATACAGCCCGGGCCGGTTGGAGTTTCCTTCGATGAGTGCTTCCGTTTCCCAACAAATCGCGGTCCGCCACTTTGGCGACACCGCCATGCGGGTGCTGACCCGGCGCGGCATCCGGGTGCTGGGCCTGACGTCGATCCCGAGCCCGGTCCTGGGCTTCCTGGACGCCACCACCGCCTACAAGGTGGACGACCGCGGCACGGGCCGCGTGTGGACGTTCCAGCAGGTGCGGGAGGCCGCCCAGTGAGCGACAACCCGAACGCCGAGGTGCTGGATTACCTGCGCGAACAGTTCGCGCGGGTCCACACCGGCCTGGACCGGCTGCGGGAGGACATGGCCGACCTCAAAACCCGCATGACCTCCCTGGAAGCCCAGGTCGCCGGCCTGCACGGTGACTTCGCCAACCAGTCCCGGCGGCTGGATCGGATCGAGGCGCGGCTGGACCGGATCGAGCGGCGGCTGGACCTGTCGGAGTCCGTGCGGCCATGACGAAACAACCAACCAAGGCGCGGACGGGAGTCCGCGCCCCTCGGCGCTTCATGAGCAACGCGGACATGCGGGACGCCCTGGTGGCGCTGGCCTTCACCCAGGCGACGTTCGCCACCTGGGTGGGCGTGCCCGAGCGGACCATGCGGCACTGGCTCAACGGCACCAGCCCGGCGCCGTTCTGGCTGGAACGCATGCTGAACCTCATGCACGAAACCGGCGTGATGGGTCCCGGGGACGCGCGGTTCCGACCGGAGCCAGAACCGGAGCCCGCGCCCAGGCGGGTTCGGGCCCGCGTCCCGGAGCCCGTGGCATGAACGCCTTCGGACGGATGATGATCTACCGGGTGGTCAACCGGCGCCGCCGGCCCAGGCCGGGCGGTCCGCTGCTGCTGATCGGGATGTTCATCGTCGCCGCGCTGCTGCACAAGCTGGGCCTGATATGAGCACCGCCGACCCGCGCTATGAGCGCCTGCTGCGGGGCGGCGCCACCCTCCGGGACCTGGACCTGGACGCCTTCGCGGACGGCATCCTGGCGCACCGGGAGGGCCTCGGCTTCCACCAGAACCCGCACCAGGACCCGCACGGGGAGGGGCTGACGTTCACGGCCGCCCGGCTGTCCTGGACCTTGGGCTGGAACGAACGCGCGCTGGCGGAGCGGGACCGTGAACGGGGCACCCGGCCCGGATGACCCGCCAGGGTCGACGCCATGATGTTGACCCGCCTGACGATCCCAAACGCATGCCCAACTGGTGGTCGCCGCCCGGCACCGAGAAACGCTACTGCCGGGCGTGCGAGCACTGGTTCAGTTCCCACGGCGCCACCGTATGCCCGGACTGCCGGGACCGGCTGCGGCGCGAGGCGGCCCGGAGCCTGGACCTGTGAGCCCGGGCCGGGACTCTTCCCGTGGCGCCCAGCGGACCAAGTACCCGCTCAACCCCGCCCAGATGGGCCGCACCTGCCGCGAACTGGCCCGGGACCTGCGGGCCGAGGCCGCCATGGACTGGCCGCCCGTGCCAATGGCCGCGGCTGGCACCGGCACATTCATCACCCGCGCGGAGGCCGCCCGACGCATGGACGAGCAGGCGGCGCGCTGGGAGGCGGAGGCCGGCGGCGGACCGCGCAACGTCATTGACCGCGAGAAGATAGGACACTGACCATGGCCCTCTGGATCGCTCAGTGCCTGTGCCCGTCCCGCCATTGCATCGTGGCCGCGACTGGCGAGGTGGAAACCGAGGCGGAGGCGGAGCGGGAGGTCCGCCAGCCGTTGCGCCGGGACGTCGTGGGCATGCTGGCGTCGGGCGCCATCAACCCGTGGTGCGCCATCTGTAACGCCAACCGCGCCACCTGGCGCTACGAGGTGCGGCGCACCCGATTCGCCACCATGGCGGAGGCGGCGCCGGAACTGGCGCGACTGCAGGCCGGCAACCTCGCGATGAACCTGCTATGGGGCGACATCCACAAGACGTCCCGACCCAACTGAAAGGAGACGCGTCGATGACCCAACGATTCGCGCTGCTGCTCTTGCTGATCCTGGTCGTGGTGGCGGCGCTGCCCGCCTGGCCCTACTCCACCGGCTGGGGTTATTACCCGTCCGGCGGGCTGGGCCTCGCGCTGCTGGTGCTGCTGATCCTGCTGGTGGCCGGGTATCTGTGAGGGGAGGGGACCATGGCATCCATCGCCGTGATGGTGCTGATCGAGACCGACGACCTGGTGCTGATCCGCCATGATGTCAGCACCGCCGGCAACGCCGCCGCCGTGCGCGCGGCCGTCATCCGGGAACTGCCAAACCTGACGCGGGTCGTCATGGTGACGGAGGAAGATACCGCGCGGCTCATGTGTTTCGCGCATGACGTGGCGGCGCGGGAGTCGGGGGTGGAACCGGACCGGCCGCCGGCGTCCTACGTGCCGCCGACCCGGGAGTGAGCCATGAGGTTCCATCTGTGCATCCTTGACCTGTCGATCACGGAACTGCGGCTGATCCAGGACACCGCGGCGGCGGCGCAACAGGGCCGGGCCTATCTTCCCGCGCCACGCTGGGCGAAGGCGGCGCGGCGGCTGATCGCCCGCGGCTTCGTGACCGGGGTTGACGAGGGCTGGGCCACCCAGCCGCCCGCTGACTGGGTGGCGTTGAAGCTGACCCCGGCGAATTTGCTGGCCTTGGAGGCGGCGGCCGAGGTCCCGATGGCCGGCCGGCCGGAGTACCCGCCCATGACCCCGGACGGCCGCGAATTAACATAAATCACCTTCTGCGGCATTTTTTGAAAGTCAAAGCAAATACCGGCCAGTGGAGCATCGGCGCCGAACGCTCCACGCGGAGCGTATGCTTGCCTCTACTGTCCGGCCGGGCCGGCGGCGCCAGCGGCTTTACTTGCCATCGCCGGCGCCGTCCGAACCCGCTTTAATGCGGCAGGCCTTCCGACCTGCCGCGTGCTGAACTGCGCACCTGAGACGGTGGGAGGTGCTGTCAGCATCCCGAGATTCACCACGTCTGTTGATCGACCACCGCGCCCAGGGTCCACTTCTGCGCGCGGCCGTTCCATTCCGCCTGCCGAAACACCTTCTGGGCGCCGCGCATCACGGCGACGTCCCGCTTGGCGAGGCGACGATACTCCATGTGCTGGCGTTCCTGGTCGTAAATGAGGGCCGGCGCCTCCGGGGGCACCTGGGCCAGTTGCACCTTGACGATCGCTTCCATGCTTCCCTCCCATGATGCACACGACGGGTCCCGTTTTCTGATGTCGCTTCCCGGTCCGCCCGTCCACGTCTTACGCCTCAACCAGCACTTAGGATGCTTCTTAACTCCGCCCTGAATCGAAACGTAATGCACACAGGTTCCACACGTCTCGCCTTTGGGGCCGTCGCCCGGACGTCCATAGTGTCCGCGCCGCTGAATGCGCGATTGCGGTGGCAGGACCATCAACGTCGCAGCATCGCGCGCCGCTTCCGGCAGGTCCATCGGTATCGCGGGATTATCGAGCACGCGGCGCATCGCCGGCGATCCGCTGCACCTGGCGCAATGTCTCGATGGTCCGCTGGACCTGGCGCAATGTCTCGATGGCGGCGCCGATGCGGGCCAGTCGCATGGTGGCGTTCTCCTGGCGCATGCGGCCGGACCGGACGAGGTCCCGGTAGCGACCGCGGCGCCATTCCTGTTCCTCCACCAGTTCAGCGATCTGGTCCCGTATCGGCACGTCCGCGCCACGCGCCAGGGCGTTGAAGTCACTCATTGCGAGAAGCCCATGCGCATGGCCGCCAGCGTGCGCAGCAACCGCTCGTGCAGGTCCGGCCGTTCCTTCGCCAGCCGGATCGCCGTGCCCTGCCATCCGCTCTGCGCGATGTGCTGTTCCAGGTCATCCTTCGAGGGCTGCGCCTCGATGTCGATTATCATCAGTTCAACCATTTCAGCGTCGCGGTCCGGCGCCTGCTGTCCCGCCGGCGGCTCGGGCTGGGCTGGCGGCGGCGTCGGGCCGCCCACCTGGGCGGGCTCCGCCTGCTGGGCGGCCTCGGGGACCTGGGCGGCGGGCTCCGCCACCTGGGCCGGCGTGTCCACTTTCGCCACCTCATCCGAGGTCGGAGAAACGAACACGCCCTGGCCGGCCTCCGGCTGGGCCATGGCCGCGGCGACCGCCGGGTCGGTCGAGGGAACCACGATGCCCAGGACGGAGCACCGCTGCGCCACCGCGCGCTCGCATTCGGTCCGGGTGTCGGAGGGCAGGCCTGCCCACACCGGCCGGTTGACCGCGGCGAACTCCGCCATGCGCTCCGCCGTCATCTGGGCGAGGTCCACCCGGACCATGTTCACATAGCGCGTCAGTTGCGGCACCCCGTCTTTGTTCCGGTCCAGCGGCACGGGCGACATGCGAGGATTGGCCGGCAGGTGGCCGCGTAGCAGGTCCCCGACATTCGGATAGCCGGCCGCCAGCACCAGGGCCTTCTCATTGTTCTCCCGCAGCGTCGCCAGGTCCGGCGGAAAGCACCGATCCGCGATGGCCAGGAACGCCTCCGCCCACAAGCCCGGGTCGGTGAAATCCCCGCGCGGGTCGAACTCGCCCACCTCGTCCACCAGGGGCATGGCGAATCCCGTTTGGACTCTGGTGGCGGCCGGCGCCTGCTGTTGCCTCGGCTGTTGCGTGGTCTGCTGTTGTGTCCCGGGCTGTTGTGTCCCGGGCTGCTGCTGGCCGGCCGGCTGCTGGCCGGCGGGCTGTCCACCCGCCTGTCCCCCCTGGGCCGGCTCGGGCTGCCTGGGGCGCTGCTGCTGCTGTCCCTGGGGCTGTCCCGCCGGCGGTGGCGCGGACCGGCGCGCGGCCGGCGCCTCCACCCGCTCGGCCACCTGCCCGGGCGCGAGGTTCAGCGCGTACAGCGCGGCCGTGAAGGCCTCCCGGCTGTCCCGGGCGGCGTCGGACAGGCCGGAAATCTGATCCCAGCCGATTGCCGCGATGGCCTGCCGGTCGACGGCGATGCCGGCCCGGGTGGCGTACTGGAGCACGCCGGCGCGCTTCTCCCCAATGACGTCCTGGGTGATGACGTCCCGCTCGCCGGCTTCCAGGGCGCGGGCTTTCCACACGAGTTGCACGTCCTGCGGGATCAGCGCGAGCACCGCGTTCCGGTAGGCCTTGGCCTGGGCGATCTTGGCGTATTGCGGGCGCTCGAACAGCGACCCGTCGCGACGCCGTTCCCAACGGGCCTCCTGGCTCTCCATCTGCACCGCGTTCCCGGTCTTGATGTCCCCGATCTCGATGATGGCGCTGTAGCTGTCCGGTTCTTCCTCAAGTTCCGGCAGGGCACTGACCTGGACCGACATCGGCATGCCCGGGCTGGGATAGCTGGTGAACGTGAACAGCTTGCCGATTTTCCGCACGGAGGCGACGATTCGATGCTTCAACCCGCCGTAGTGGTGCGCCAGGTGGCGGGCGCCGATGACGGAAATGCCGGACACCACCGTGCCGCCTATGTCAAAGCTGTAGACGAATTTCCGGGTGACGGACCCGTGCAGCAGCTCATCCTCGATCAGCGCGTTGTCGCGCTTTTCCATGACGTGCCAGACGTCCGGATCGAAGGATGCCATGGGCACCGCTTCCAGCATGCGGGAGCCCGCCCGCGTGGGCATGGGGACGGGGACGTTCATCGTGCCACCATCCGCGTCTCGTTGAAGATGCGCAGGCCTGCGATTTCGCGCACGCCGGCGGCGATGGCGGCGCGCACCAGGGCCGGGTCGATGACCATGAACTCCCTGGGCACCAGCGACAGGTCTTCTTCCTCATACGTCCAGTGCTCCGCGAGGCTGGCGACGGCGCCCTGCTCGCCGCGCACCCGGGAAAGATCAGCCACGCCGGCGCCGGCGGCCTTGTCCGCCTTCTCCGCGACCTTCGCCGTCTCCACCGCGCGGTTCCAGTCGGGCTCCGCCTGGGTCGTCATGGCCCGCCGCTCCGCCGCGTCGGCCGCCGCCCGGCGCTGCTGGGCCAGGGCGTCCCGTTGCGCTTTCACCCGCGCCTTCTTGGCGTCGGCGTAGACTTTCATCGTTTTGTTCACCAGCACCCGGCCGGCGTCCACCTGCGTGGTCAGCCCGGCGAAGTACCGATTGAGCGCGGCGGTGCAATCCAGGTATGGCGCGCCCACGGTGGCGCGGTGGCCCTCGCAGGTGGTCAGGAACCCGCGCAACTGGCGCATGAATTCCGCCGCCTGGCCCTGCGTTTCGTCGTCGTCAATCGTGACGTGGTTCGTCCGGAACCGGGCGACGGCCGCCACCAGGGCATCCCGGCGGGTCCGCAGGTCGGTGAACTGGATCTCAAGCCAGTCCGGCACCTCGGCGGCGTCGAGGGGCTGGGGCGGCAGGTTGTGGCCCAGGCCCGCCGGGGACTCCTTCTCCATCGTGTCGCTCATGGTCCGTTTCCTCCATCGGAAAACCGTTCAGCCGGGACAGTTCCGCGAGGTCACTGGCCCTGAGTTTCGGGTCCCGGTCCGCTTCCAGCACCACGCCGAGAATGAACGCGCGCACCTGGACCCCTCCCTGGCTGTAGCCACGCCAGACGCGGACCGCGTGGCCCTGGGCCGTCACGGTTTCGTCCGACGATTCGAGCACCACGCGCATCAAAACACCGGCGCGGCGGTGCGCGGGTCGTAGGCCACCGAGGGCCGCGCGGCCGGGTGCGCCGGCGCATGGTGGATGGCCCAGAGGTGCAGCCGGATCAGGTGCGCGTATTCGCCCGCGTCGATCCGCTCCCCCCACGTCCAGATATGGAACACATTGCAGGCGTGCTCGGGCTCCGCCGCCGGCGGTCCCTGCGGGATGTCATTGAAGAAGGCCCGCCAGAGTCCAGCCTCATGGTCGATGCGGCAGGCGGTCCAGGGGCCGCGGCGCACGAGGCGCATCCGATACAGTCCGGGCTCGGGCCGGTCCACGCGCCGGGCTGGCGTGTCTGGGTCCCACGTCATGCTGGCGCGGTGTGAATCAGGAAAGCATGCGGCCGGACATGATGCCTCGCCATGATGACTCCCCCACTGGGTTATCCCCCGGGTGAACGGTCATCATGCAGCCAGTATCGCGGCCGTCAAGTTTCCGGTGTCGTACCCGTCACCCGGGACTTATCCCCCGGCGCACCCAACGCACGCGGCCGGCCGCGAATATTGGCAGGGTACGCGGCTCGGACTGGCCGGGCACTTCCACGATCCAGTCGCGTTTCGCCCGCGTTATGAACGCCAGGAACACGCGCGACGTGTTCACCCGGACCACCGCGTCGCATCTGTCAAGGTCCGGCAGATCGGCAATGCGCAACAGCGGATCGTGGAACACCATGTCACCGCGTCGATACGCCGGCGCGAGTTCGTCCGCGTCCACCAGCACCATGCTCAACCGATCATCCGGCATGAACCGTTCCGCTTTCACATCCGGCACGACCACGCCTTCGGTCAGTGCTTCCACGCGGCCGAAACGGTTGACCACGCCTGCCACGTCGAAGCTGTAAAAAACGCGCCGGCCCACCGCGTCGGGGAACACCACCGCGTCATCGCCATAAAGGATTACATCCGGGTTCACATCGAGAAATTTGGCGTACCGTCTGGCGACTTCTGGTTCCAGCGTTCGGATGCCTCGCTCATGAGCGCGGTATGTGACGGCCGGGACCTTTAGCGCGTGGGCGGCATCGGCCGCGGTGAACAGACCGCGCAACAGGCGCACCGCGCGCAACCGTTCCCCCGGCGTGGCGAATGTCCGCGCCAGGTTATCCGCGTCGGCGCGCGGCGTGGTGCGCCGGACGGTTAGTTTCGTTCGGAACCGCTTGGCCTGCACCGCCATCCGCTCCCCGCTGTCGGTCGTGAACGTCAGATCAATATCATTTTCTGTGTCTCGGACTGCGGTTTCTCTTATCAATGACCCTCCCGTGACAGGCTTCCGGCTGACAGCCGGACAGGTCCCCCCGTGCGCCGGCCTTGACGGGCGCGATACTTTGACGGCTGGATCAGCCCCCTGTTCCGATGTGACGTCCATTCGCGGTCCCCTTCTCATAGCCGACGCACGTTGATTTCCGGGATTCCTGATCGAGCGGGCGCCACGCGAGCAACCAGGGGAGCATCGAACGTGGCGCGTGCATCAACATCCAGGTCCACCCGCGACAGCGGGAGCAAAGGCGAAAACCCGTCGAACGTGCCACCGGAGGTTATCCTGTCGTTTCGACGGGAACTGGCCGGCGCCCGGCGCGAGATAGCGGAGGCGCAAGGCCGCCACCGCGCCGTGGTCAAACGCGCCAAATCCGAGGGCGTCAACGTCAAGGCAATGTCCGAGGTCATTTCCAATCACGCGCTCGACCAAGACGAAGTCACGCGGCACTACCGGGACGTGTTTCGTTACGGGACAATCACGGGCGCCGCCTACGCGACGCAGACCGACATGTTCGGGGATGCCGGCGTCGATACGGATGTTAAAGATTCCGCCGCCATCGAGCAACGGGAATGGGAAGCGGGCGAGGCCGGCTACGCGGCCGGCAAGGGCGGCGTGCCCATCGACAACTGCCCGCATGTCGCGGGCTCCCCGCTCAATCAAATCTGGTGCAAGCGATGGCACGCCGGGCAGGCCGCCATCGCCGGGGAAATGGGACCGGATGAAACCAGCCCGGTCGGGCGCTCGCGCGGCGGGCGTGGACGTGGACGACGCGGCGGCGTGAACGGAGCCGAAGCCCACCCCGCCGCCTGATGTCCGGGCCTGGGGGAACGCTGTGTCTGGACCTGTCCGGCAACGTCGGCTGGGCCTACGGCTCGGGCCCGGTCCCGGAGCGGTTCGGGCTCTGGACCCTCCGCGGCAATCGAGGCCTGCGGCTGTATGCGTTCCGGACCGCATTATGGGACCACCTGGACGAGTGGCGGCCGGCCCGTGTGTGCATGGAGTCCCCGTTGGCGCTCCCCGCCCAGACGTCCGCCGCCGCCGCCCGCCAGCAATACGGGCTCGCCGCGTACGTGGAGGGCGAATGCGCCGAGGCCGGCGTCCCCGTCATCGAGCGCACGGCGGACGAGGTGCGCCGGCGGATCATCGGCCGCACCCGCTCCATCCGCGCGCCAACCGGGACCGCCGTTGACCTGTTCGGCCGCGGTCCCGTGGTGGGCATCAAAGACATCGTGGTGGAGCACGTCCGGAGCCTCGGGCTGCCCGTGGCGGACGACAACATCGCGGACGCAATCGTCCTCTATCTCGGCCTGATGGCGGAGCAACGGCACGCTCGGCGGGCCGCCTGATGGGCACGATGCAGCCAAGCAATACTCCGACTTTCCCTCAAGACGACCCTTAACCGGGGCCGGTGAAATCCCGCGTGCGGGGCTGATTCCCACGCGGGACCCGGACCATCACAAAAGGACCATGACAATGCGACATCCGGTTTTCACCCGCACCGGGGACGTCAGGAACGTCCGGGGCGACTCAGACAACCCGCTGCCCGGGCTGCCCGTTCCATATTCGGCACGCCGCCGGATGATTGCAAGACATCAATCCATCATAGTTTCATGGCACGGGGGAGCATCGTCATGAGCCGCATGCGCATGGTGCATCCGGGGTTCACCACCGATGACATGATTTCCTACCTGTCCGTCACCGCGCGCCTGCTGCTGGTGCTGATCCAGGTCCATTGCACCGACGACGCCGGGGCTTTCGAGTGGAAGCCCAGATCCATCGGCCTGCGGTGCATGCCCGGGGACGGCATCGACGTCACGCCCATGCTGGACGAGATGGAGACGCTGGACCTCGTGCGCCGATACACCGCCTGGGACGGCCGGGAGTATGGGGCGGTCCGCCATTTCCGACGATGGAACCGGCCGCGCCGGGCGATGCGTCAACACCCCATGCCGGGGGACATGATCGCCTACACCGAGTCCGACGACCTGGGCATGCCCGTGGTCCTGCAGTCACCGGACGGCCGCAGGATGGAGGGCCGGCGCAAGCCCGGACCGAAGCCTGGCAGCCGGCGCGGCCCGCTCGGCCAGACGTCCATGCTGCTGCCCATGGCGGGCGGTCGCGACGGCGCCGTAATTACTGGGAGTTCATCTGAATTAGGGGCTAATTCCCCGGAATTACCCGCCGCCGATAATTGCACGGGAATTGCCGCACCACTGGAATCATTGACAGATTCGGGTAATTCCCCGGCGCCGAATTCGAGTTCCTCGGCAATTAATTCGAATTGTCCGGAGATAGAGGGCAATTCCCAAATAATTACTGCCCGCGACCCATTGAAATCATTGAATAACCCAGTGCGGACTCTTGATAGTGTGTGTGAGTCTGATTCTGGAAGTGAAGAATCCCTTCTAGTGGGGAGTGTGAATGCCGCGGGTGCGGGCGCGGACCCACCGCCGGCCACACCACACCGGAAAGAATATAAATATCCGGTAAGTTTCGAAGGCTTCTGGCTCGCCTACCCGGTCCACCAGGACAGGCACCAGGCCGAAATGGAGTACGCCCGCGTCATCGCCAGCGGGATCGCCACCCACGCGGACCTAATGTTGGGGCTGTTCCGCTGGAAGCATGACCCGAAACGTCCCAAGGCGGCGCACTGGTGGCTGAAAGATCGCAACTGGCTGGACGGCAAGCAGACGCTCAACCCGCTGACCTTGTGCGAGGGCTCGCCCATGGGCCGGGAGGTGCTGATCGCTCGCGCCGTGGTGTCGGACACCTTCTCCCAGGCGCGCCGTGTCGGATGACGACGCCAGCCTGGGAATTGAAATCTGGCTGCGCCGGGTGGCCCGGCTGATGGAACTGGCCGAGCCTCCCTCGGACGGCACCATCATGGCGCAAGCGACCGGCCTGCTGGCGGAGTTCCCCGTTACGCTGTTCATCGACGCCACGGCGCCGGCGGTGGCGGAGGCGCTGGCGGCCCAGTCCACCGTCTGGCCGACGTACTACGGCTTGCGGGACGCCCTCGCCGCCTGGCTGCGGGAGCACGCGCCACCCGCCGCGTCGGCCGCGCCGTCCACCGTGGTGGCCGGGAATGTCACCGAGCAGGCCTGGGCCGGCTACTGGGAGAAGCACCGCGGCAGGACCGGCGAGAAGCTGGCCCGCAGCCTCATCGAGACATACGCGCCCAGGCTGGCGCGCCAGATCGCCACCGAGGTCCGGGCGGACCGGACGGCGGAAATCACCGACGAGACGGTGCGGGTGACGGCGTTGACCTTCCAGGGCCACCCCATGCGGCATGTGCTGATCCAGACGTACGTCAGCCTGCTGGCGCGCCATCGCCCCGACGCCCTGCCCATTTTCGAGGACGCCATGGACTCGCCGGTGGAACTGGCCCGGGCCTACGAGGCCAAGCTGGCCGACCCGGAGGCCATGATCCTCCACGCCGCCATTCGGCCGCGGCTGGCGGTCATGCGCGCGGCCCTCAAGCCGGAGCCCGTGGCGCCCGTGGTGCCCGTCGCGCCACCCCCGCCGGCGCCGGCCGCCGTGCCGAACGCAACGCTGATCGCCATGTGGCGGGCCATCGCGGACGATCCGGAGCGGGACCAGACGGCGCGGGACTATGCCCGCTCAAGACTCCATGCGCTGCAACCGGAGGAAACGGGATGAAAGATACGCTTCAACACCATTTCGAGGTCGGCCAGGCGCTGGCGACCAACACCCTGCTGACCCATGGCGTCGTGGTCCCCACGTTCCTGGTCAGCGCGGAGGACGGCCGCGCGGCCATGATCCCGGGCAACGGAGGCCGTCAGGCCACCTACGACTGCGTGAAACTGGCGGTCATCGCGCTGGGCGCGGAGAGCGTGGTCATGATGTCCGAGGGCGCCATGGTGCCCGTGGCGGAGGACGGCGGCGACGACCCACCGCGTGAGGACGACCTGCTCTGCGTGATCCTGGTGACGCAGGACCAGACGGCGGCGTGGTCCCGCCAGATACGCCGGGACGAGAAGGGCCGGGTGCGCGGGCTCGGGGAGGAAAAGACGCGGCACGGCGGGCCGACGCTGGCCGGCGAACTGTCGCGGCTGTTCCCGGAGGCGCCACCGGACAAGGCGGCGCGGACCGCCGCCGAGGCCATGCTGGTGATGATGGCGCTGCCCACCCGGGGCAACGCGTGAGGCGCATTCGCCTCGGACCGGGCGGGCCGCTGGTGGATGTGGTCCCCGATGACGTGGCCGCGACGGCGGACATCGTGGTCTGCGTGCGCCAGGGCGCTCCGGTGCATTTCCCCGATGACGTGCTGGACGTTTGCGCCGGCTGCGGCGTGGGAATCAGATACCGGCCCTACATTCCGAAACGACCCATGAAACTCTGTGTGCCCTGCGCCGTGGCGTGGGCGGGGCCGAACTAACGCTTGATTGTGAAGGGGGAAAACCGATGCCGACATTCGCGACGCGCCTTCGCACCCTGCCGGTCATGATCCTCCCCCTGGTCACACCGGCCTGTGTCTATCGGGATATCGACCAGAAGCTTTGGCAAATGGAGCAAACGAGGATGCAGCGGGACATACTGGAAAACGAGCGGCTGCGGCTTTGGTTGGATTACCGTGGCGTGACACGAGGCCGACGATAAGACTGGGGAAAACCTTATGCCGACATTCAAATGCCTTTGCTGCGGTCAGGACGTTTCCGAGCGCGGCAATCCCGTGACGCCGGAGCGGGCGCTGCGCTCGTATCTCGTGCTGACGGGCCAGGGCTACACGCCCGAGGATCTCACGACCGTGCACCGGGAAAACCTGGAATTCTGCGCGCCGGGCTTTGTCCAGTGGATCGAGGACCACACTCTGGCGGGGCACGCGTGAGCGACGAACCGGCCAACGACCACCACCTGGAAATCACGTTGATCGAGAAGGTGGGCGGCCGTCAGTGCGGCGATTGCCAGTTGTGCTGCAAGCTGCTGCCCGTGCGGAGCCTGGACAAGCCCGCCGGCCGACGATGCCAGCACCAACGCCACGGCCTCGGGTGCATGGTCTATGCCCGGCTGAACGCCGTTTCACGCGAATGTCACGAGTGGAACTGCCGCTGGCTGGTCGATCCCGACACGGCGGGCCTGCCGCGCCCGGACCGCTGCCACTACGTCATCGACATGATGCCGGATTACGTGTTCATCGCGGAGGCCAACCGCTCGATGCCCGTGGTGCAAATCTGGGTCGATCCCGCGTTCCGGAACGCCCACCGCGAGCCCAAACTTCGGGCGTGGCTGGACCGGCTGGCGCGCGAGCATGGCGTGATGGCGGTCGTGCGCTGGGACAGCCGCGCCGGGCTGGTGCTGATCCCGCCCAGCATGAACGTCACCGGGGAATGGGCGGAGAAGGCCACCGCCGGCACCGCCGACCAGGGCTCGACATGGCCGGGCAGGCGGCCCACGGGATTATGAATGGACGGTCCGGTCATCACCGTGCGCGCCGGCGAGACGCTGTTCTTCGAAGGCCGCATGCTGCTGTTCGAAACCCAGGCGCGGGTCATGCTCCCGCACTCGGCGCGGTTCCTCCGCGAGCGTGACATCGTGGCAGCGGCGGAGGCGGACGCCGGCCCGGTGCTGGCCGCGTACCTCGCCGTGCAGCAACTCCACCTCGCGCCGGTGTCATCCTACGCCGCCCGGCTGGTGGTCGCACTGGACGCGCTTGGCGACGTGTCCGACATGGTGGAGGCCCAGGTGGCGGCCCGCGCGCTGCAACTCGGACGGTCCCATCACGCCCTGATGGCGCTCCGGCCGTTGATCGACCATAACGTGTCACATGAGCCTGACGCCGACACTGGACCAACTGCACAACGCGCTGCGCCTGCTGGGATGGTCAGCGGAGGCCCTGGCCCGCAGGTTGTCGATAAACCCGAGACGGGCGCATCGTTTTCTGAGCGGCCGGGACCGCGTACCGTCCGCCGTGGCTGAGTGGATCGTTTTTCTGGCGGAACCTCTTACGCGCACGCCGGCGGACGATGACGAAGCGTTCCGACGCCTCGAATCCATGCCATTGCCGGCCGGCTGGCGGAGCCCGCGCGTTGACGGGGACGATACCGGCGGTGATAGATCAGCCTTATGCGCCAATCAGCCCGTCCCACGGCTGAGTTCATCCGACACCATGCGGTCCTTGAACCGCGGGTAGACCGACAGGCGCGTCGCACCGGCTGGACCGTCCTCACGCGACTGGACCGCCTGTTCGAAAACGCCAGGATTTCACAGAAGATTTACGCGGCGGCCGGTCGTTTCAGAAACGATTTCGAGCGCGTGGCGGGCCTGCCGCCACCGGCCTTCGGCGGCGTCATGTCCGGCGTCACGCCGGGCGCGCGGACGCCACCCGATGACCTGCTGGATGCCCAGGAACGGCTCCGCCGCGTCGCCCAGGTGCTCGGGCCCGAGATGGCGCTGCTGGAAGCCGTCATCGTCCTGGACCTGTCGTGGCGCGTGATCGGCAGGCGGCGCGCCACCACGACCTATGCCGCGCAGACGGCGTTCATCGACGCACTGGAACGGGTGGAGGGGATTTATGCAGAACGTGCGGAGGATTGAGGCCGGCCCGCCGCCGCCGGTGGCGTTCGCCTATGACGGGCTGGCGCCCGGCTATGACAAAATGTTCGACAACGCCGTGGGCCGGGCCGAGGACCGGCTGCTGGCGCGCCACCTGCGGCGCTTCCTGCGTGGCGTCGGACCCGGGACGGTGCTCGACGTGGGCTGCGGGACCGGCAATTTCCTCCGCCTGACTGACTGGCCCGTGGAGGATTACACGGGGCTGGACGTGTCGGCCGGCATGCTGGACGTGGCGCGGCGCAATTTCCCCCGCGCGGACTTCCGCCAGGGCGACGTCTGCGAGCCGCTGCCCGAGGACCTGCCGCGGCTGGCGGCCGTGGTGTCGCTGTATTGCGCGCTGTCCTACGTGACGGCGCCCGTGACGGCATTGAGCAATCTCCGGCGCGTCCTGCCGCGTGGTGGCCGGGTGCTGCTGATGGTCAACGCGCCGCGCTGGTACGCGGGGCACGTCCGCCAGGAGGGCGCCGTCCACCTCAACACCGCGCCGGCCGCGTGGTGCCCGTGGCAGGCCCGGGGGCGCCTGACGCTGGCCGGCTTCCAGGTCACGCGCGTGTCCGCGTTCTCCCTGCTGCCCTGGCCGCTGATGGCCGCCGAGCCGCTGGTGGCGCGGGTTCTGCCTGGGCTGGGCCGGTATCTGATCGTGGAAGGAGCACGCGCATGAGCGACGATTCGGAAACCGATGACGGCCTGCCCTGGGGCTACATCCACCCCGAGGAAGGCTGGATCAGGCTGCCCAAGGGGCCGGGCCTCAAACCCATGGGACCGCCGCCGTTTAACGTGACGCTGCCTGACGGCCGCGTGCGGCATGTCGTGCACCAGCCGGAGGCGCAGTCGTGAACGAAATGACCGTGCTCGTTCCGCGCATCATGAAGCTGCGCACGGATGATTTAACCCGGCATCCGGAAACGCAGGTTCGTGAACAGGCGGACCAAAAGCTGATCGCGGAATACGCCATCGCGATGATCGAAGGGACGACGTTTCCGCCGGTCGTGGTGTTCGAAGACGAGTCGGGCGACCGCTATCTGGCAGACGGCTACCATCGCGTTGATGCCGCCGCGCTGGCCGCGTTGAAGGTCAAGGGACGCAAGGCGGAGGTGCTGGCCGAGATAAGGCCTGGCAGCATGGATGACGCGATCCGGTACGCGCTTCAGGCCAACCATGTGCATGGGAAGCGGCTGCGTGAGGCTGACTACCGCAAGGCCTACGGCATGATGGTGGACCGGGACCTGTTGCGGTCAATCCCGCTAAAAAGAGTGGTCGATGAGGTCCGCTCCATCCTTGGGTGCAGTCGTCAGTTGGCAACGGAACTATCGCTGCCAACACGGAACCAAAAGCGTGCGGAACGAAACCAGCGCATCGCGGAGATGCACGCGGCCGGCCGCAGCCAGGAGGCCATCGGGAAGGCGCTGAAGATCGGACAGCAGACGGTTTCAGATGTCCTGTCCCGAATTACCGAAAGTGCCACGGGTGGCAAGACCGGTGAAAAGCCCGACCCGCCGGCCGCGCCCGTGATTGAGAAACGGGAGGCCGTGGCGCCTGATCCAAAGTCACAAGTATCAAGGCCGGGGCAGGGTAAAAGGCCGGCCTACAAAATAGACGTTTCTCCGCTCCTGCCGCTGTTGGGCGATATGGCGGTCGACGATGAGGACGACGACGACGCCGGGGAAATACCGCCCGCCGTTCAACGGAAACCTCATCGAGACGCGATCAACGCGCTGCGCAAGGTCGAGCGCGTGATGGCCGTGACCCTTAAATCCCTGGCGGAACTGGACGGGCTGAAAAGCTACTTCGACGGGGACACCGCGGCGCCGGCGCTTGACGCGATCGAGACCACGACAGGCTTCCTGGCTGATCTTAGGGATTATATCGAGGGAGGAACAACGCCATGAGTCAGACAACTGAGAAGCCCACCCGCGGGGAGCACCTGGAACCATGGCGTAAGAAAATTCGCGAGTTGTTCGGTGACGCCACGGTTATGACGCGGGACCTGAAACAAAAGGCGATCACTGAGACCGTCAACGAGATATGGGGAGTTAAGAAGCCCGCGGACGGGGAGGATGATGTTGACGGAGCATACGCATCCGCCATGTCGGCGGCGGGGATTTTTGTCGGTGCCCAGGACAAGTACCTGCTGCCAAAACTATCCAGCGAGAACGCCACGCAGGGGCAAATGGATCTGCTGAACGAGACGTTCGATGTGGACGGGCAACGGTATAAACTCGGCTCCCTCACACCGCGTCAGGTCAGAAAGGCCGTGCTGGTCACCTTGAGATCACAGGGCAAGGCCATCCGTGATCGGGTGGCCGAAATCACCAAGTTGCTTAAATCTTGCCCGAACCCCGACAAGCCAATCCTGGAACAAATATGACCACGCGGATGGAGGCATGACATGGGCCTCGCATTCCTGCCACCTCGGCCGGCCACGCTGACGATCCCGGCCGAGGACCGCCACATGGTCGCGGACCTGCTGCTGACCGGCGCCCTGGACCTGGAAGCGGAGGCGCTGCTGCGCCGTAAGAAGTCGGCCATCCGCGAACGCATGCTGGAACGCGCGGAGCGGCTGCGCGGGCTCTGGCAGGACGTCCGGCCGCCATGACGGAGCCCGTGGAAGACTGGACACCGGACCACTGTTTCATCGCGCAACATGTCCGGTTGATCGCACCCGATGGTGGCGGCCGTTTCCGCGTGCAATTCGCCGATGGCAGCATTGGCGTCTTCGACGGTCCCCTGCTGCCACTGGAAGTCGTGCTGCGCGAGCAGGTGCGGTCATGAGCGTCAAAATCCGTGCGCGCACCGGGCGGGACGTCTTCGAGGAAGCACTGGACCGGCTGACGGCACTGTACGCGGACGGCCACACCATGGTGGTCGCGTTCTCCGCGGGCAAAGACAGCGGCGTGGTGCTGGAACTGGCCATCATGGCGGCGCGGGCCACCGGCCGGCTGCCCGTCAACGTCTCCATGCGGGACGAGGAAATCATGCTCCCGGGGACGTTCGAATACGCGGAGCGGACGGCCGCGCGGCCGGAGGTCAATTTCCGCTGGTGTGTCGCCAACCAGCCCATCGTCAACGTGTTCAACCGGCGCGATCCGTACTGGTGGGTTTTCGATCCGCAGTTGCAACCAGACCAATGGGTGCGGCAACCGCCGTCCATCGCCACGCATATCGACGCCATGGACATCACCCGCATCATTTCGAAGCAGGTATATCCCACGCCGGAGGGCAAAGACCTTTTCAGCGTCATGGGGATTCGCGCGTCGGAAAGCCAGAACCGGCGCTACA